GAAATGCATGGGCCGCAATTCCTCACCTGACTGAAGTCAGATGTTTCCTTGCGGCATTTCTATGAAGCAATGGGTCACATAACCTACCGCGTAGATCAACGCCAACCATCTAGCCAGCCTTATTACCCACGGCAGTTCTTTGTCTTTTTTCATAGTCGTCAGACCTAGACCCACTAATATTTGAGTTAAACTCTCCATGTAGACACTTCGCAAAGGTGTTAAAAAAGCCCGTCGGGATCGCACTCCCAACGGGCTTTGTTTTTGTGGTCTCGCATCAGTGCGCAGGCGAAGTCTCTGAGCGTTCGCCCTGCGCCGTGTGCGTGTGACATTTGAGGCTGATGCCATCGGCGACAACATCGCCCGAGACGGTTGCACCGGAGCCACCAGATACACTCAAGCCGCCCTTGCCTGTCATAGCACCGACAACGGTCAGACTCTTTTCGATCTTCACGTCACCAGTAATCGTCGTTGACGGGCATTCAATCGTCAGCGTCGGACACTTGAGTGTCGTCGCGCCTCCTATCGTCCCTGTCAGCGTTCCTGTCGTTTCTACGGTCACGTCATGAGATTTCGGATGAATGGAGATCAATGCCCGATGATCATCACTCCTGATCTCAAGCCTCGAGGTCGAGACGCCCGAGATGCGTTGAGCCTGACTCCAAGGGCCAGGGATGACAAAGCCGTCCGACAAGTCATGCATGCGAGTCTCAGCAGGCGGCTGAACGCCTCCAGACTGCCACCACACGTCAATGGCTCGACAGGCGAAAACCACAAGGCATTCGTCGCCGGTCTTGATCGGGAACGTCATCGAGCATCCGCCCGCATGCGGAAAGACAACGGGACAGTCAAGCAGCAGAGGCAGATTCACTACCTCAACGCCACCATCCTCAAGAACCCGCTTGCCTTGGATAGCCGGTTGAACCTCGCACGTCAGTTCGACAGGATCGAACTTCTGAATGATCCCCGGCAGAGCCGTCCAGATCATCGCTTGACGCCCCGTAAAATGCGCGTCTCTTTCTGATGTAGGATCGCCGATCCTTTCGTTCGTTGAGATCATAGATTCGGGATGTTGTTCAAAGCCGTTGGGTTCATAGGAGTCTGCGCGGCATTGACGCCCGCACACACCATCTTCGTGTTCCACTCGTTCCCGCGAGTGTCGCCGACGTGCTCGCGGCTCAGTACGCGATAGAGACCATCACCAGAGATGAAGCCGCCCGTAGCCGCCTGCTGACTCATCAGATCGGCATCTACAGCTGTGTCGTAATCGCCGCCTTGAATGGAGTTGTTGTCGATCAGCACAAGCGAGCCAACATCAATTCGAGGCTGTAGAAGGCATTGAGCCTCTACGCCATCAACGGTGACGGTCGGACGACCAATAAGCCCCGTATTGGCAGTTAGAACCACAACTTCCTCGGTTTTCTTGTACGTCATGTCCTTGCGGATCGTGGTAACACCTTCCGTACCGTAGCCCCACTCAAAAGCATTCGTATCAGCTACGCCCTGCATGGCATCCGCAGCCATCTTGAAGATCACCTTGCCGCGCAACAGACGCCCCTCCATGAAATCAGGCTTCTTTGGCGAGGAAACGCCGTAAGGCTTCATGCTTGTCACAACAGCGTCGTACACATCCGCCTGCGTCGAGCCTTTCGGTAGCGAGACATTGCAAACAGCGTACTGATGCGCACGGTCTCCAGTAGCGGCAATCAGGCGCATGTAAGTGTCTGTCTCGGACTCCCTGCCCGTTGACTTCCACCACAAGTCACCCTGAAAGATCAGAGAGTGGGATTCCTGATACCCAGCCTCAATGATCACCTTCATATGCTTATGCTTCACAACAGCATTCACAGGAGCCTGAATGCGGTCAATCGTTTCCGTTGACACGTTGTACACGGTGATTTCAGCCGTGCAGGGCTTTCCAACAATCGCCTGGGTAATGTGAAACTTGCACCGGAAGTTGCTGAGGTCTAGCGCCTCCTGTCCGTTACCAGTCTGCACAATCAAGCGAAAGTAGCGAAGCCACTGCTTGTACTTTGTCTCACTCATCGTCAGGGCTCCACGTCAGGATCAAGCTTGAACCCATATCCTCATAGGTCGGAACTCGAAGCGAGCCGCCGTCAAGGGACGCATACAGATGCCCAATGCCCTTGTAAGAGTGCTGAGCGAAGAGATCGACACCAACGATGATCGGGACCCCCAAACAGCGAACCTCGCCATCAGATCGAACCACGTCCAGATACCAGCCGCCATAAAGGCAATCGCGATACACGAGCGTGAGTTCGTACTGGTTGTCGCCAAGCATGATCGAGAAGCTTTGCGCCCCTGCTTCAAGAGGGATGCGATACATCACCATCATTTGCCTCCATAGCGATAGCCCTCAGAAGGGATAAGTTGCTTGTAGCCCGACTTCTTTGATGCCGTCCTCTTGGGGTTTTTCTGCCTGGCCGCGTTCAGAGATACCGTCTTCGCCTCGGCAAGCAGAACCTCTTGAAAGGTGATTTCGATGATTGCCGAACTCTCGGTATCGGCTGTTGTAGAAACCTTCAGCTTCGTAATCAGCACGCAGTCATACTTGCGTTTGCCTGTCGACAAGTGAAGCGGCATGCGTGCATTCTTGAGTTCAAGCAGCTTGTCGTAAACGTCCTTCGTGGTCTGCATGCCCTTGAGGATCGAGCCGTCAAGTGCAGAGTTAATCAACCTTGACGAATCAGACCATCCAAACACACAAGTCACGATTGCCGGCTGAACGAATGCGTGATCCGCAATGGGCGCACCCGTATCAACCGGATGTTGCGTGACCGTCACATCGTCATCGTGAGTCTCAGAGATCACCACGTCAGGGATGATCGCGTCGCCCCCGCTGGGCGTAATGCCTCTTGAGCGCCCCAGCAAAAGCGCCTCGAGGCTGTACGGTAGTGATGGCATCAGACAAGCCCCCTATTGCCGTGCGAAGCGGCTTTCTTGGTCTCCTGCGCAACCGCCATGCCTGCGGCACGAGCGTCGGGAGCCGTGATGTTGATCGTCTGAGTGATGTTCGTAGCCTGGCTGTTGGACACGGAAGATGAAACGCCTGCCGCCTTCTTGGCGGCTGCTTCCTTTGCATATGGACTTCCGTCGAAGTACTGACGCTTTTGGAGTTCGACCCCGAGCGCGTACATATCCTTGTCGTCCTCAGCATCGAGCAAATCCTGCGACTCGATCCGTCTTGACGCAAGAACCTTCATTGCCTTTTCGTCATTTGGATCGACGCCGAAAAACCTCGCCTTCAACTTTTCCGTATCATCCCAATCGTCCGCGAGTCCTTGTTCCTTCATGACTCTGCGGTCAATATGAGCCGCATCAGCCTTGGCGTTGATGCTCATCGACTTCTTCAAGTCGGTCAGTTCAGCCTTTTCATCAGCAGAAGCCTTGCCACTCTTTACACGATCCTCGAGCACCTTCTGGCGGCTCTTGTCGTAGTAGTCGCCAGACTTGAACAGCACCTTGCCAACCCAGTCAAAGAAGCCGGATGCTTCCTTGATGATTTGAACCTGCGAATCAATGGTCGACTTCAGGTAATCGGCAAAACTGTCGTTGAAAGTCGCAAGCTTTTTGTCGAGCTGAAGCGCGTCGGTGATCTGAGCCGTTGCGCTCATGGCACCCTTGGCGACCGTGTCCCACACCTGGCTGATTTCATTCATCAGGCGATGGGATGAGTTCGCGCCATTGTCGATCTCTTTACCAAAAAGCCCCGCAAAATGCGAGGCTCTTTCGAGTTCGGCAGGAAAGTCACCCTTCACAATGTCGTCAAAGATGCCGCCAAGACCCAGTGCATCTGCCTTCATGCGAGCGAGGCCCGGGTCAGTACGCGCAAGCCGAGCGATGTTCTTACTGATGTCGACAAACACATCAGACATATCTCGAGCCTGCCCCGTGGCATCACGTAATGAGACGCCCACCTGCTGCCTGACCATTTGCTCGAAGCTCGAGCCGTATGTCTTCGCCTTCGTAGCAAAGTCGCTGAAGGCAACATTCACAGCCTCAGCAGATCCGCCTACTCGCTCAACAGCCCCCTGCATCTTCATCAACCCAGAGATCGAAGTCCCCGTGTTGTTGGAAATTTTGTAGAGGTTGTTGACCTCAGAGGTCGACTTGGCAAACGCCGCACCGATTGCGACACCTGCACCAACAGCCGCCTTGCCGATGCTCATAAAACGCCTGTTTACTTCGGCAATGGTGCTGTTGAATTTCGCCAGCTCGTCCTTGTCAACGTCAAAGCCGAGCGAGACGAGAAAGCCTTCAAGAACGGTTGCCATAACGCTCCCTTTCGATTAACCCGCGATTGAACGCGAGATTGTCCAAACTGACATTCATGATCAGAACATCTTCAAGCGTGAGAGAGCCGTCCCTGAGACTTTCGTACCTGCACATGCCTGCGTGTACCGGGCGCAGCAGATAATCTAGGCCATCCGGGAGGGTTCGGAACCCGCCGTCTTCCCGTTCGCCGCAGCCCCGCCAAATAGACCGAGCGCGGCAATAATAGGGCGGAGCTCACGGCTCAGAACATGAATGACAAGCGTCATGCAGTCCTGTTGCGTCATGTCCTGAAACATGAGATTCCCATCAGCCATGACCCTAGACCACAGCTTGTCGCACTTGCGCTCCACACAGGAAAGACAGGTGCGAACAATCTTGCGGAAGTTGGCTTCAGGCATGTCCGCAAGGGCTTTGAGAATCGGAGCGGACAGATAGATCAGCTTCCCGATTGCCTCGATGCGTTCCTCGGGCGTTGCCTTATCCGCATCAGGTGAGTTCATGACCTCAAGCGCCACCTTGCTGAGCACCTCATGAAAAAGGATCGGCAAGATGGGAGCCGCGAGACGGCTCACATTGAGAGAGTCAAACAGGTCAAGACGGCCAACCTTATAAAGGTGGCCGCCGACAGTTACGTCAAGCGGCTCAAGCATCAGTAGCTCCCGGTGATCACGTCAATCTTGCCGCAGTCAAAAACCCACTCGACCATTTGACCTTCTTCTGCGAAGGTACGATCGGGAAGCTTCTGGAAGGCAGCGCTTCGACACATGATGATTTCGTTGTTGCCCTTGTTGCGAATCGTGATGACGTTGTTGCCCCACGCAGAACCGGAAAGGCTCTGCGCATTGAACATCGTCTGAAGCGTCGCGTTGACGGGAGACGTGTACAGAAGCCGCACCGTCACAGTGCCGCTCTTGTCGGCCTTGAGGCTGTGCATGACCTCGCCGTCAGCACCTGGCGTCATCACGTTGCGCGGACTTGCGGTAGTGACCGTAATGCCCTCCTTGGTCACAGCAGAGCCAAAACCAAGGTCGACTACACCGGTTACGCCTGCGAGCGTCGCCGTCACGTCCATAAAGGAATATGTGGACATTTACTTCTCCTTATCGGTTGACCGTGATCGTGCAGTCGACAAAGTGGATTGCACCCTTGAGCTTCACAGCAATCTGAATCGGCGGAGCCTTGCGAGCCTCGCGATCAGACTGAGACTGTTCGTCAAACGGCTGAATGTACACGTAGTAGCCAGTAGCAAGCGTGTCGCCCGTCTTGAGCGCACCGAAGGAATCGCCATTCCAGACACCAGGCGCAATCAGCCAGTTCTTCACGCCCTGCTCGAGCGACTTGCTGACCGTTGCCACGAGATTGTCCGCGCCGATTTCGTCCTGACCAACCTTCTTGCTCGTGTAGAGAAGATTCCAAAGATCGGTCTCAACACGATTCTGGAGCCAGTCCAGACCGTGCGTTTCATCGATGAACCAGCCGCCTGCGGTAATGCCCTCACGAAGAATGCTCGTGTCGTTCTGATAAGCCGCGAACACATTGACATTGTGAGCCTTCAGCGTGTTCGCCTGAGAGATGCGGAGGTTTTCAGCCGCAACCCCCGGACACTGCTTGAACTTCAAGGTGATGCACGTATTGGAACCCTCAAAGTTGACCGTGCTCATGCGGCCAAAGATGCTTGCCACGGCAACTTCAGAAGAGCTCGAGTACATGACCACAGTGCGGTTGTATCCGAGTGCTTTAAGCTTCGCACCAAGCGTGTCAGAACGCGTAGAGTCAAGCTCGAGCGTGTTCTGAGTCGTGAAGCCGATCATGCGAGCGGGAGAAGCAGCCTCAATGAAGCCTGCGGCGGCAATCATCTCTTCCTCGCCTGCGTCACCAACCATGCAAGCCATGTACCAACCCTGGAAGTCCGTAAGAACAGCCAGAGCCTCAACAAGCGATTCAGCCGTGCAGCCCTTGACGGAAGTAGCCGAAGAGTTCAAGCCGAGAGCCTGTGCGAGCGTACCTTCATCGTTGCAAGTCACGCTCGAGCTGGTTCCCGTCGTCGCAGAGGTCACGACAAACTGAGTGCCAGACCAGACACATGTGCCAGAGCCGGAAAGGCCTGCCGTAACCTGAGAGGCGACGCCATTGAGGTTCGTCTCTGCAGAAAGGTCAACAGCGGAAACAGCCTTGGACTTACCGTCAATCGTGAACGTGATCGAACCGTTTTCGATGCTCGTAAAGGTGTTGATAGCCTGCTCATTCGTAGTAAGCATGCGGCCACGAAGTCGGCCTGCGGTAGCAGACTTTGCCCAACGACCAATCTGAACAACAGACGGCTTGGGAGACTGCGAGAAGAAAGCCTGTGCGGCGAGATATTCCTTCGAATTAACGCCGAATTCCTGCGCAATGCTAGTGATGTCCGAGTATGCGCGGATTCGCTCCTGAGTGTCGATGACATCAGAAGTACCGATGATCAGGCAGGCTCCGAAATTTCGGAGAGCTGCCGCCGTCGGCGACATCTCAATCTTGACGTTGACAACGTCAGAGACCGGAAGAGTAGGTGCTGTCATAGCGTCCCCTTTTCAGTGTGAATCTCTATATCCCCGACGCTCGCAAGATCGCGGACGCCGTATGTGCGGACGACCTCACGACCAACCTTGAAGGTCACGTCGTAGCGGTCAACCCATTGTTCAAAGAGGAAGTCAGGAAGATGCTGAATGTCCTCATTGACGCCTTGAAGCACAAGTCCCGCTTTCTTGAGCGCGTTCGCGTTCTGAAAGATTTGAGCGCCTTCGCGGAAGGAGTCTGCGAGTTCCTGTGCATTTGAGCCGTAGAAAGAAGCCACGCAGGTCAGAGTCTGGTGACTGATGCGCTTGATGTCTCCCGAGACAGGATCGTCCAAGCGTCCCTTGTGCCCCTGCTGATAGGGCGTTCCCGAGGTAGAAACGGAAATGATGCCGACCGCCGCCCAATCCTCATCAAGAGCGAAGCGTGTACCCGGTCGAGCGAGCCATCTGCGCCTGACGTGCGCATTGTCGAGTCCTGTCAGTGCGGCAAGCCAGACTCGCAGCTTGTCTTCTGGTGACTTCGTGTTCTCAGAGCCAATCGGCGTCAGCACTTTCGCTGATCGGCTGTCGATAACTGCCATCCGATGCCTCCTCAGGCCAACAAGTTAAGCGGATGAAGCCTTGTCCGAATTGCGAGTAGTCCGCGCAATCCTTCACAACAAACTTGCGTCTGCGCCACTCCACAGCGTCGTAGCCGCGTCCAAACCCCTCAGGAGCGTCGTCCTTCATGAAGCGCACAAGAATCGTTCCCGCGCGTTGCAGAGCGTCAGGAAGGCGCTCAATGCTCTTCATGTCTGAAGTGACGACCGCTTGAATTCTCACGCGCTCACCATCAGCCCACGCGGGATTTCCGAGATCGTCGACAGTCTCCGTTCTGGGAATCAAGGTGACGGGAGATGTGAACAACGGATCACGAATGACCTCAGATACGTCAAGCCCAGCCATCACCATCCTCCACATAGAAGTCGAGCGCCTTTTGCAACGCGCCCGAATTGATCAGGGGTTTAATGTTCTCCCCTTGCTGTTCGTTTTCTCGCTCGCCCTTGGTCAGTCGACTGCGGTTGCGGTTCTTGATCGTGCTCGGCTTGAGCGGCTCAAAGGTACCGTTACGCATGTAGAGCTGGACCGCCAACACAGCGTCGGACCCCGCTTGTTCAAGCAGAGCCTTCACAGCCTTGTCGTCGTCATTGAGCGCGGCACGCATGGCGGCTTCAAGATGCTTCGTTACCTTTTCCTTGCCAGACATTACGCCCGGCACAAGAAAAGGACGCGGAGGAATGTTGGCTGCGGGGGATCCATGCTCGTGGACAAAACCCAAAAGATGATTTGGCGGACCGCCATCTTCTCGAGCATCTTTTTTTGAACCCGATGCAATGCCAACAAAAACCACACTCCTCTTGAGTCGTTCAAGGCTTTTGTTGAGTTCTTGAACGTGAGAAGTGTGGTTAAGCGATGCCAAGGTTTTGGGCTTCATATCTGGATGCCTCCGGCTCCGAAGATTTGCATGAGCTGATAAAGCTCACGTCCGTAAGCCGTCATGTTCCAGAACCCTGCACCCTCTTCCGTGCCAGTGCTCGTGTCATAGGACACGGACGCACCGTCCACGGACTTGGATGCGACAACACCCAGCGTTCCGCCGTTACCGTTTCCGCCCGATGCCGTTGAGCCGTATGCCGTCAGATAGTGAGCGGCATACAGACCCATGACGTGTGCGCGGACTTCGGCGTCTTCAAAGCGGTCGACGGCAAAGAACTTGTCTGCAAGCGAAAGACGGATTCTTACCGCCGCATCCGGGTACTTGTCTTCGGTAATTTCGGGAAAGGTTTCTCGAAAAACCTTAAGCGCCTGCGGCGTCGGACTTGCCATCTTCGGCCTCCTTCTTCGCCTTGGGAGCCGTCTTGCGAGCGGGCTTGACAGCCTGCTCAACGTCCTCACATCGAACGATGTACTGCTTCAAGTAGGGATGTGCCGCCACTGCGTCCTCGACCTCGTAGACGCGCCCCTTGGTAAAGGCGAGGGACTTGTCCTCGAGGTTGAGAGTGACGGGCCCATCGACGGTAATCTTTTTCATCGTGAGCCCTCCTCTCATTAAGCGAGGTCGCCGTAGTAGACCATTTCCGGACGGACGAATTCAACGCCGCCAAGAGCACCGTAGTACGGCACGGACTGCATGAAATCACGGAACTGCGGAGCCATGGACTGGAGCTGAACGAGCGGGAAGCGAACAACGTCGCGAGCCTTCGTGTAGGCAACCAGACGACCATTGCCGCTGTTAATCGAGCTGTCATTCAGCCACTTAACCGGACGGATCGTGAGCTTGCCGCCGTTGGAGACGGCAATGTTGTTCTGGAGGACATATTCCAGAACGTTCTTGTCAACGTTCGGGAGCTGCTTGGAGGCGAGAGCCGCAAAGAGAGCCGGCGGGATCAGGATCGTATCCGGGATACGAATGTACTGAGTAGCCTTCCAAGAGGATTCGAGAACCGTGTTGAAGAGGTTGACGGCGTCTTCAGCACTCATCGTCTTAACGTTAACGGAACCAAGGTTGGACTTGGCAACGACGGCATCGTTGTTGAGAAGGCCCTTGACGCCAATGCCTTCGTCGCCCATGTAGACCTGCTGATCAATGTCGAGCTGGTGCTTGAACTTCATGGCGTCATACTTCTGAACGTCGATCGGGCGACCGACCTGCATGGCCTTCTGAAGTTCAAAGATGGAGTAAGACACTTCCATGCCCCACGGGGTAAGCGGCGTCGTGACCTTCGACGTTTCGACGGAGACGCGGGCCGGGGTGGTGTCCATGCCCTTGATCCAAGACTTACCGGAGCCGCCGATCGAGCCAAAGCCGCCCGCGTAATTGGCGAGCATGAAGGACGTAACCTCGTCAGCAATGGTCACGTCTTCACGAAGGTCAATGTCACGAGACCACGTGAAATCAGCGAGCGGAGCGTACAGCTCCTGATCGAGGCGTTCGAGTTCGCCGACGAGAAAAGCGCCGGTCGAAGAGATTTCTGCATCAGTGAAGCGCATGTTTCACTCCTTAAATGTTGAAAGCGATTTCGACAAGGCCGGAGGCGTCAGCAGCGCCCATGAAGGTGCAACCCGGAATAGCCGTGTTGGTGCCCTTGTCAGCCGTGATCGTGCCGTCGGTCTTGAGGTAGACGGTGCCGCCGAGAGCGGGCGTACCGCCGGCCGTCTTGACGACCATGTAGCCGCGACGGAGAACCGTCAGAATGTCGGCCTTCTGGACGCCTGCTGCATCCACCTGACCGTATTCGCGGACGGCAAAGCCGTAGACCGCATCCGTGTTGGCCGTCGTAGCGGCAACGGTCTGGCCGTCGAGTTTGACGGGAACGCCGAAGGTCTTGACCGTACCGTTGTTCTTGTGGACTTCGGTCGTGAAGTCAAAGAAGCCGCGAGTGATTTCACCTGCGAAGCCGCGCGGCATCGAGGTACCGATGAACTGAGACATTACTTGCCCTCCCAGAAGGTTTTGTACTTGGTATTGAGTTCGGAATTGGACGGACGAGCGGGCGTTTGCTGACCGCCGTCACCAAAGCCGCGAGCCGTCGGGTTATTCTTGGAACGAGCCAGAAGAACAGCCGCCTTGAAGGCCACATCGAGAGCCTGACCGTCAAGCGTGGCGGAGTCGCCAAACGTCTTATTGCCTGAAAGCTTCAGGGCATTGCGCTTGATGCGACCGACCAGACCGCGAGTGAACTTGCCGCCTTCGCCATCACCCTGCGGCTTCGCGATACCCGGTGCGAGTTCGTCAGCGTCAGCCATCACCTGCTCGACTTCTTCGTCAGCGACGATTTCAGCGTCAGGATCGGCTTCGCCGCCTTCATTGCCTTCCGCGCCCTCTTGGGGTTCGGGAGGCTCTTCGTCAGCGGTCGGCTTTTCCATCGCAGTGACCTTTTCGGTCAAGGCCGCCACGGACTTCTCGATCGCGTCAAGGCGTTCCTCAGCGGTCGGAGCCGGAGCAGGTTCGCCCTGACCGTCATCTCCTACAGGATTCGCCTCGACCGAATCGAGGCATTCGTTAAAACCCTCTTCGTCGCCATCTTTGAAAAAGCGACGCAGAGCGTTCTTCCAGGACTTTGGTTTCATAAAACCATCTCCTATTTTGCAAATCTCGCCACAGCGAGCTTTTTCTACCAAGGCGAGGTGGTTGCCCACGATGCCCTCCTGATGCCCCCGACCATCGCCGTCGTCGATGGCCTTGGCGTCATAGCCGCAGCTCACCTCCGTCAGCCTGCCGTCCTCGACAAGCCGAATGCCTTCGGCGTCTTGGAGGAGCAAGTCCGCGAGAAGAAGGGAACTTTGATCCCCCTCTCCTCGCCTGACGTTCTGTACATGTCCGATGCTGATCTTTCTCCAGTTGTCTGGATCGGCAAACTGACCGTGCCCGATGACGACCGGCTTGCCCTCAAAGCTCGCCATCGTCTCGGGCTTGAATAGTTCCGCCTCAGAACGGCTCATGACTACCTTTCCGCCCTTGCCTGCGATACCAGTCTCAAGCGGCGTGTAGTCGAACTCGCCGACACGACTGATCGGCACGTCCTTGCACAGCAAAAAGCCCTCAGGCGTTTTCTCGCGCCGAGGGCTTAGCTGTTCGACGGTGTAGAACTCAGCACCATCTTTGAATCTCATTTTTCATACCCCGTTTTGGAGAACAGTGGTTCGGGAAAACACCTGCAATTCCATACGCACCCTGGATGACTTCTAACAGGCGTTCCGCCTTTTCCGACCTCGCAGATCGGCGGCGAGTCCCACCGTTGAACCGTCCCATCAAGGCGAGCGTGCATGTCTCGCACAGCTCCGTCTCCTACCGTTCGCCAGATGTAACCGGTTGACCCAACAGCCTTTGCTCGAGCTTGCGTGAAGTTGGATCGTGCTCGAGCCGTCTCCGTTCGTGCGATGCAAATGGCACGGGCCTCCGTGCTTGCACCCAGTTCGTTCTTGATGCGAGCCGCGATTTCAGGGAAACGCTGCCCGTTTGCCAAACCGGACCTGACCCACTCATGAACCTTCATGGCGGCCTCATGCGGGATTGTCTTGATCAGATCAACCTGCTCTGCCTGCATGCGCTGGTACTCGTTTGCGATGGCAGGAGAACGAAGGCGCTTGCGTGTCGCCCTCGTGATTCCCTCGCCAACTCGTAGCCAAGTGTCGTAGTCAGCCTGATCGGCTCGCTTGAGCATGACGCTTGCGATGTCCAGTGCATAGGCATTCAGCGAGTCCTCATACGAGAAGAGCCGCCTTTGAATCTGGGAGACCGCAACGAAAAGATCGGTCTCTTCTTCGAACTCACGAGCGATCAGGTCAACCTGCTTCGCGATTTGCAAGAGGCGCTTTCGGTACCAGCGGTTTAGGTTCGCCGTTTTCGTCGGCTCCCGAAACGCCGTTTTCGATTTGACCTTCATTCAGTCCTCCAAAAGTCGGCGGCATCAAACCGTTGTCCGCCTCTTCCGCCTCATCAATGTCCTCATCGGTAATTGACGAGAAGAGTCCGATCACATCGGAAAGCTTGCGAAGCTCCTTCATGGCAACAGACGGAGTGATAGCGTCCGCCTGAAGGGCTTGAATGATCGCCCCGGCCATGCCCGTAGCGGCCTGCGCCTTCTGCTCGTTCGTCATCTGCCAAAGAGACTTGAACTCAAAGCTGAAGTCGTCAGCCGGCGGCGTCCCCATCTCGCTCTCGTACATGACATTGAGCAAGCGTTTCATGCCCGGACGCAGATCGCTGTCCTGATCATGCTTGACGTTGTCGTAGTACGTGCGCAGATCGCTTTCACCAGTGGAGTTGAAACCCGTAGGAGATTGACCGAAGAGGCGCACAAGAGGTACGCCGATTGCACCAGAGATCTGCTGACCAATCTGGAGCATGACTTCAGGGATGCCCGTAAACGTGTACTGCATCGTTTGGAAGTCGTCGGACGAATCGCCGATGGTCATGCCCTCGATGCCCTGGAACATGCGGATGTAGTCCATCTGTTTCAGGAAGCCCTTGGCGGCAAGATCGTTCGTGAGGATGTCCCTCAAGCCTTCAACCTTGTAGTAGCGCAGATACGCCTTCGACAAGAGCTGTGCTGCGCCTTCCGTTGCCAGATCGAACATGGAGATTCGATCAAAGACGGTCTCGAGAATGGAAGCACCCCAGCCGCCGTAAGCGCGTCGCAGGTTGTAGGGCAGGCGTCGACCTTCAAAGCGGATCACACGCGAGTAGTGAACGCGTTGAGCCGGGATCGAGATTTCGCTAGACCCCGCGATGATCGTGTAGTACTCAGGCTTTCCGAAGTCCGCACCGAGCGTTTGAACGGTACTGCCAAGCGTCGGATCAATCTGCCATCGGTCAAGAACGCACAAGCCCTTAAAGGAGCCGGGGCGAATCTTGCCGAGAGGCGTGCTCATGTCGTCACCGTCAATGAGCATGACTGCGATAGAACCGCCATAAAGGCGAGACCACTTGATCGCGTCGCAGAGAGAGTTCCAAACGCCAAGATCGTCCATCTGGGTATTGATCTTGTCGACCACAGACGGATCGCTTGCCTTGATATCCACGCCTTCACGCGTCATGTCTTCGGCGATGATGTCAACAGCCAGACCGCAGATCCACGAGCCCTGATACGCCCACTCGAGCTGATTGCGCTCCATGGACTTGAACTCGGGAATGTACCGCGTCTTCTGGAAGGTGTTCTGCGTGTTCGGCCCGATGCGCAGAAGCGCATTGCTCACGCCGTCGGCAAAACGCTGAGTGCGCCGTCCGACTCGTTTGTTGTTTCGCATAATGCTCCTCATTGCGCAAGGCGAGCCCACTTGGACAAGCCCGGCTTGGTGATGTATCCATCGAGTGCGTAGCGAATGCCGTCGATGGCGTGATTGTTCTTGTCAACAAAGTCCCTAAGGACTTCTCCGGTGGTCTTGTCGACCTTGTAGCTGTAGAGCCTGAATTCGTCCGCAGTGTGCTTGCATCGCGGATGAACGATGATTTTCTCGAAGCTTTTCAGGTAGGCAACGCCGTCCTCGATGCTTCCCTGCCACTTGCTGGCAGCACTGATGCGGAACGGCGGGTTCGCACGATTCGCAAGGTAGCTGATGGTTTCTGGTCGAGCCGCATCAGCGTGAATCGGCCAGTTGTCGACCTCTGGAACGGTTCTATAGAACGCAGGCAGTTCATCAATCTCAACGCCGACCGCATACGCCTCATAGTCGATGTAGAGCTTTCCGTCGTACATGAAGCACCGGATGAGCGTACTCGGGTCTCTGGCAAAGCCAAAGTCGGCACCGAAGAACAAGCGGTCTGCCTTCTTCCACAGATCGTCAGGAAAGCTCTCTACGCTGTAGCGTCCCTTGAACACCTGAGCATCCGACACGGTGCGCGGAAAGCCCTCCCAGATGTGGAGGTACTTCTCAAAGTCAACAGCCTTGTCATGCTCCATCTCAGCGCGTAGCTCGGGCGGAAAATGCGGATTCTCATCAAAGTTGATCTTTCGCACGTAGGCTTCTGGAGGCGGATTCTCAATGAAGCGCTTCGTCGTCGGATCATCGGCATTCAGAGGGTTGAACGTTACCCAGATCTCTGAACCCTGCTTACGAACGGTCGGAATCAGAACCTCCCATGAGGATTCGGAGACGGTCTGTGCCTCTTCAACCCAGCAAATGTCGATGCCTTCGGTTGACTTCACAGACTGCTCATTTCTGAGCAAGCCCTTGAAGATGAATCGCGAGCCAGTCAGCTTGTGGCGAATCTCAGACTCCAAAAAGGAAAAGCGCCCCGATATGCCGAGACGCTCTGCCGTGTCCCTCAAGATTTGATAGGACGAGTCTTTGATTGAATTCTGGATCTCACGACAGCACAGGATGCGGATGTTCGCCATGTCGCACATGACCATAAGGGCCTGCGCGACTGCCCACGATTTGCCTGATCCTCGACCGCCGTAGAAGACCTTGTATCTATGCGGCCTCCAGATCTCTCGGAAGGGATCAGCCATCCTTCTGAGCCTCCAACATCTTTGCGTAAACCTCAGCCATGCCCTTGGCGTCCTCAGTCGCATCAACCTTTACGGTCTTGCGATTGCCGTAGCGTGAATCATCACGCCAAGCAGCCTGTCGGGCTTTTTCCTGCATCAGCACCTTGTAGGCTTCAACCGCACCCTTCGGAAAGTCCTCGCCGGTTGAGAGACGCGTCTGCAACTGGTCGTTGAGTTCGTCTTGGAGGTCGAGGAGTTCGTCATTGAACTTCTCAGCGCTCTCCTCCCTCGCGCGCGCGGATTGGTGGAGAAAGTCAGGATACTTCGCCTTCCAATCGTTCAATGCGTCGAATGAAGGCATTCCAGGCATCTTGCAGATCTGTCGTTCAGACTTGCCTTCACGGATCAAGTCACAGATCTTTCGAGCCAGTTCTTCTGTGTACTTGCTTGGACGCCCCATCTTTTTAGGAGCGGCCTTGGTTTCTTTCGTCATAAGCCAACACCTCCCTAAAAATATGACGCCGTGGCTTGTGCTATCAGCGGTTTTCGATTAAGATGAGATTGAACTAAGAGTTCCGTTTGCGAAGTCTGGCGGCGGGTGAAACACAGGTCAGCGGCACCGCACCTGTGATGCTCAAGTTGAGAACCTCCGTTAACTACGGAGGTTTTCTTTTTTCCCGCCTTCAGGTCTTCCATCCGGCTCGTATGCACTTATCATCAATCGAACCCGGCCATCTTCCTTGAAACTTTTCGATATCATCACTCGAACCGTTCCGTGTTCAATCACATAACTCCTATCGTCCTCTCTTGACGGGTTTCGTTTCCCGTTTGCGATCGTGTTCGAGATGTTATTTATGACTTTTTGCACATCCTGTTTTTTCTGAATCCTGCGATAGAACACGTGGCACAGTCCCGCGATCGGATCTCCCCACACTAGGTCAATGTCTCCAATGTCCTCTCGATGAAACGCCGCCTTGATGTGACCTCGTTGTTCTTGAACCAGTTTGGAAACTGCCTCTCTCCCAGTTAGACCACGACCTTTCAGCTCTTCTCCATAAAAGTCTTTGATCGACTTTGATACATGCTCACGCCTAAATTGTTTGGTTGACTTTTTTGACGCTTGCAAACGAGAAGTTGTGAACCTGCCATCTCCATCGCGCGGATGATCCTCTTCTTTAAAGTCCGCGGCCCCGTCATAGAACTGGCAGACTACATCAACGAATCTCACGGTTCCTCCGAGGTTTTTGGGCAATAAAAAACCCGCGAGGCAGATGCCTTGGCGGGTTTTGTCTTACTGGGGCTGCTGAACGGGCTTTCCGTCAGAACCGACAGGGACATAAATGACCTGCGGTTGCTGAGCTTGTGCCGGCTGCTTCGGTTCGTCGTCCTTTGTCATCACGTCGTAGATGGCATTGCCAGCCATCGAGCCTGCGGCGGCACCCATGACAGTCGACCAGAAGCCGCCGCCACTGGAGGAGGCGGTGTTCTGGTGAACCGTCTGGTTGATGACGGTCGTATTTTTCTTCACAACGGTCGTGCGCTTCGGTGCATAGCTCTTCGTGGGAGCAGGACGGGAGAACGAACGACCGCCGCTGAACCCACGACCACCTCGTGCTTCAGCTGCTGTAGAAACGAAAAAGGCGACCGCAATGGCCGCCACAATAGCTTTCTTCATAGGTAACCCAAGGAATTAGAGAGGGCGAGGATTTCTCCCCACCCAGGCCTTAGGCAAACTGACCTAAGGTAGCGAAAAGGAAACCGCGCGGAGTGAGCTTCCTGGGGGCAGTTTGTCCCCGGCTAGGCTTGCGCAGTGTTGTTAACGAAAAAAGCCCGCAGTTCATCACCACGGGCTCAATTACATCTTAACTCAAGCGGGCATCAGCTCTGAAACGCTTGCTTACGCTTGCGGGTTCGTTTCTTTCGGACATGACAAAGCTCCCATTTCGGGAGCTGCGGAGTCAAACCGTGAGCCAACTGCTCGTCAATATTCTTTATTTTACCACTGTTTCGCTGAGAGTTTCAACGATAGAGAAGAGCTGAGATACTGCGCGTTCTTTATGCCTCTGAAAGGTTTTATGCCCAAGAGAAAGCTTGTGCTCAATGGTGTTCGGCGACACAAAACAACAGTAGTGAAGGCGCAAAACGTCCCTGTTTACAGAGGTCATGCGCTCGTCTCGGTACGCCGCATCCAACAGATCGGCATCAGCCAGGTCAATGCCGCGAGTAGCTGGTAGCGGACGCATTACCGGGAGCTGTTCCCCTTCTTCCGGCTGTCGATCGTAGTAGTACCGAAGGGACTCGCAGAAAACCTGCGTAGCTCCTTTCTTGGCCTTCGGGCATTCGCGGTTTGCTCGTACCCAGTTTCGAAGTCGCTGTTCTTGCTCTTTCGTGATCATCAGAACTCCTCAATCCTCCAACCGCCGCCGTCTTTCTTGGATTGTTTGTAGACGGCCTTAAAGACAAACGGAAACTTCTCGGCTGCTACCTTGATCTTCGTTTTGGCATCTCCGATCCAGTAGCTCTTGACCTCGTGCATCTCCATAACGCCATCAGCTCGTAGAACGGCAAAATCGGGCGTGTAGCGGCATCCATCGGCGAGCTTAAGGGTGACGCCTTCAAAGGCATACCAGACGATCTCCTGCGCGTTTCTGGCGGCCTCTAGCGTGGTTGCATAAGCCGCCTCCGTGCGGTTCATCTGGCCGGACTTCATTCGTCCGAGTGCGAGAACCATTTTGTTCATACGTTCAGCCTTTCCTTATCGGACTTGTCCATGTGCCTGATGAGCGAGTCTGCTTGCTTGCGAATGGACTTGAGGATAGTGACGACGTTCTTACGAGCGTCCGTGCGCTCCCAGTTGTGGCGGCCTCGTTGGTTGTTAGCCAGAATGCAGATTTGCGTTTCCGCGTCATCGAGCGTGGAGAGCAAGTGTTTGACCTTGGTTTCTTCGGTTGGAGTAAAGAGGTTCATGTGTGGTCCTTAGAGGTTGCCGTCATAGAAAAGAGCGCCCGGCTCAACGTGCCAGCTCTTGACGCAGAGAATGTTCAGCTTGGTTTTGTGGAGCGGGATGTAGATGGTGCGCTTGTCATCGCGGTACCCGTAAACGCGGAAGTTGGCGCAAACGGGCTTGTCCTTCCAAGAGCGCAGGATGAAAAGGCATCGTTGGCCGATAGCTGGGAGGTTTTCCTTGCCCTTGATTTCGACCGGCTGAAAATCTTCATCTTTGAGTTCACTCATCGTTTCTTCCTGTTTAGTTTTGAGATTCCCCGTGAGATGATTGACGGTGTCTCCCCAGACAAACCATCAACCACCCCACGGAGAAGCCGTCATGTTCAACATCTCGACAGTGCCCGAATGGGCCACTGTTCCATCCAGATCGCGTCGACGTCGTTTCCTGCGAACATTTCCTTTCTTCCCGCGTCTAGATCCCCTGTCTCTGGATGCGTCCTACGACGCCGTAGTGCTTGTTTCGTGCCGCGTCTCGGCTCGATGCCTTGAAGACCTCGAGGACGAAAGCGCGGTCCTCTCCTGCGCGGATTCTCTTGACTCTGGTCGTGGTGCCGACCGTCTCGACTTGGATTCGATCCCCAGTGACCTCATCCCAGAGCTCTGTAGCCTGCCGATTCCTCGTGTCGATGTCAGAAAAGACGGGGTAACGGTCGCAGAGTTGGAAGAAGGTGAAGTCCGTGGGCTTTTTGTTGGGTTGATTCATCAGAAGATGTCCTCGGCTTTGTTATTGGCCACTTCGATTCGACGGGATCGGCCCGTGAAGGTGAGCGGGTAGACACTGGCCTTGATGCGGCTCATGACGCGCGGCGTAAGGAGCGCCTTGAGTTCGTCGCGGTCAAGGTTGCTGATGAGGATCGTGGGGCGGCCGTTCTTGATGCGACCATCGATGATCTGGAAGAGGCGCTTTTTCTCATACTCGCTGCCGGACTGGACACCGATCTCGTCGAGGACGAGACAGGTCACCATGGTGAGCTTGGCCATCATCTTCGGAAGGTCGATCACGTTCACGCGGTCGGAGAGGCGGTCAAAGAGATCGGGGATCGTGATGTAGAAGCCGGTCATACCGTCGGCCTGCAGGCGCTTGAGGATCGAGTAAGCCAGATGCGTCTTGCCGGAGCCGTAGTTACCCTGAAAGAAAAGCCCAATAGAGTTGAGCGTCTGCCAGTCGTGCTGTTGAGCTTCATGAGCCTTTTCACGCTCGAGCTCACGCTCCATGAAGCGCTCTGCGAAGCGTCGGCAGACGGCGATGTTTTTGCGTTCCTCGTCGCTTTCGGGGAAATAGGTGTCGAAAGACGCGAACTCATAGTCGAGCGGGAGAGGCGTCGAGAACGTCTGGCGAAGCTCCTTGGCTCGAGTGTCGTTCTCGGACTTCAGGCGGTTGATGAGCTGGGTATGCTCGAGCTCGAGGGCTCGGCACTTCGGGCAGTACGGAGCCTTCCAGGATCCATCCGGCAGGCGATAGGTCTCATAGACCATGTCACCGTGAATGGGGCAAGTAAACGTTTCGGTTTTCGATGCCGGGATGGCTTGCGAAAGTTCAGAAATCTGCTGCATGTTCAAAGTCCGTATCTGCGGTCTTCCTGCCGCTTTTCGCGGAGGACGAATTTGGTTTGAGATTTGGGTTGATCGGAAAACTGCCCTCGGTCACGGAGGACCCATTCGGCCTCAAAGCCCTTCCAGCCTTTTTCGAGCTGATAGACCATTGCCTCCTCAACCGTCATGCCTGCCTTTTGGGCTTCACGGTCAATCGCGTCGACCATGCGCTGTGAGCAGGACTTGCAAAGCTTTCGCTTGAGGGCTTGCCATTCATCCCAGACCCCGTCCGAGACGCCTTCCGGCTTGACAAGCTTCGGCGCGGGACGACGCGCGGGCTTTGACCGCGCTTCCTCTTTTTCTGGTTTCTGGTTACTGGTTATTGGTTCTTGGTTCTTGGTTATTGGTTCTTGGTTAGGTACCCCAGTGGCTAGCGACTGGGCTGACACTGGGTTGCCACTGGGTTCAAACTGTTCGTCTTCAACGGTTTCGGAAGTCCTCTTCGAGCGGCTTCTGGCGTTCCGGCGGTTCTTTTCGACCGTTGCGGCATAGTCGGCGAGCAGTTTTTCGCACCCTGCGTGGTAGTAGAAGCCGTCTTTTTCCTCAAAACAGAGGGTCAAAACCGACTTCACGGCACCGTCGCTAGCCAGTCGCTCGATTGCCGCGACCCACTGGGTAGCCAGTGGCTTGCCAGTGGATAGATAGCGGTCGAGCAAGTCGACGTAGATGCCCTTCTGCTCAAAGGTCATGTACTTCGTCTCAATGGCAAAGTCGCCGATGTTGTGCGGGTAGTAGTTCATAGGACCTCCGACAGTCGGATCAGAAGTCGCGCGCGGTCTTCTCGCGCATGATGGGAAGGTGGGAGAAGCGCTCGCGCAGGTACATGAAGTAGCCGCGAGAGATGCCGTCCACTTTCCACTCACTGGCGCTTGACGGCGTGACGCCGCAGATACGAGCGACAGCGCTGGTGCCGCCCAGCTCGTCGATGACGCGGGCGCTGAAGGCAGGATCGAGCCTTCTCGGCTTTTTGAGCTTGTTCTCTTGCATATCAGTTCGGGAAGGTGAAATGATGTTACGGAGCTAGTATACGGTATTCCGTAATTGACAGGCAACACACCCTCAACTATGTTTAAGGTATGCCGAAACCTAGACACGGAGAAAGACTATGAGCACGCTCTCGACACGATTGGCGGAAGCTCTTGAGGCCGCCCAGTTGACCGCCCCTTACAAGAACAAGGCTGGCCTCGCAAAGCACTGCGGTCTGAGTCCGTCATCCATGACGGACTGGTTCTCGGGAAAGACGAAGGCAATCAACTACAAGCACGCCCTACGCGCAGCCGAGTACCTCGGCGTCAATGCGTCCTGGCTCGCTGAAGGCATCGGCGCCATGCGCTCGACCTCGGTACAGGTCTATGAGGACACAGGCGAAGGCGCGGCGCTCCCAGACCCTAACTACATCGTGATCCCTCAGTACCATGTGCAAGCATCTGCTGGCCCCGGCAACGAAAACCCCGTCTTTGAAGAAGTTGACGGCAAGGAATGCGGCTTCATCAAGCCCCGCTCGTGGTTTCAGCTTCACCAGATCAACCCCGAGAACTGCAAGACCTTCGAGGTCCACGGCGACAGCATGGAGCCCTACCTGTGGGACGGCGACAAGATCCTTGTGGACTGCACGCCGACCGACATCATCAGTGGCAAGGTCTACGTATTCATGATTCACGGCAAGATGAGGGTCAAGGTCCTGCGCTCCCTCATCAATGGACTGCTCATCCAGTCGCTCAATCCGGAGGTGCCCGACGAGACGATTTCCGGCGCCGATATGCAGACATTCCACCTCATCGGCCGCGTCCGCGACCGCTCCGGCGGTAGCTGGCTCTAACGCCCATACCACCTTCCACCGTCCTATAGCCCGCCTTGCGCGGGCTTTTTTACGTTTCTTTGATTTCGGTTAAGTGCATTGCGGGATACCGAAACTTTTGCTTGCAGGCGCATTACGGGTTGCCGTAATATAAGGACTACGGAAAACACAAACGGTTTTCCGATTTTCTGCAAGAGAACACCATGACCTTCGACGACTTCCGCGCCTGCATCGACGCCCGCATCTCCAGCGCATACGGCCTTGATGAAGCCGACCTCTACCTCATCACCGAAGAGCTCCAGAAGCTCGACATCTGGGGCGTGCGCGAGCTCATCCGCGACGATCCCTTCGCCGCTACGTGCCTTCTGAACGATCTGGCGGACTTCTTCGTCATCACGTCCCGCTCCTTCACCGCCTCGCCGGACAACGTCTTTGCGAGCGAAATGAGGGTCGAGACAGGCGCGATGGAGTATGCGATCGCGATCCAGATCTACCGCCTTCTCAGGGATGAGAGGGAATGAAGGCCGCCGAGTTCGATCAAGTGCTGGCCATCCGCCTTCACCGCCTCGGCCGCGACGCATGCCTCGTCCACGACGTGCTGGTCGCCACAATGGCGGACTTCACGGCCGCACAGGAGCTCACGTTCTACATGCTCACGACGCCCTCAATCAGGGCACAAAGGACGATCACTCAGAAGTACTCGCAGGTCGCCCGCAACGTCAACCAGATTCTCCAGTCTCTCTAGGAGTCAACCATGTCCAAGCTCGCCAACTTCTTCTTCGCTTCGACGCCCAGCGCCGACCCGCGCACGCTCACGGATGAAGACACGATCGAGTTCGGCGTCAACCTGTTCTTCGGCGCGATGCTCGCCATCCCGGCCATTGCCGTACTGGTTCTCACGATTCTTAAGTGAACGAATTCTCCGCCTGTTGTTCAGGCGGTCTATTCAAGCGCTGTTGCGGGCACCTGCAAAGAGCAACACGTGAGAGCGCTTGAATAGACGCAACCTCTCCACAAATGGCCTAACCCGCCGGCTGTGAGGAGCAAAGGGAGGAAGGGTCCCGGACCGCTAAGACCTCGGCACGGCAGCCGGGCGAGTGCGAGCGAGCTACGACGACCTGCATGTAGCTAGCACGGGATGGCACAGCCGCCCGCGTAGGGGCCTCCGGGGTACGGATCGCAAGATCAAGCAGCCGGCAGGAGCACACCCGAGTCTCGTGTGAAAGCCGATCGAAGCGTCTTTACCAAGGACGCTTCGATGGGCTTTCACGTACAATTGCTGACATCTCACTTTGCCAAGGATAAATTTGCATGCCTATCCGTTTCCAACCGGCAATCGGGCAAATCTTGATCTGCGATTTCCCGAAAGACTTCGAAAAGCCAGAAATGGTCAAGCGACGCCCCGTGGTGTGCATTTCGCCAAAGGACCGCAATCGCTTCGGATATGCCACGCTCGTACCCTTGAGCACAACAGAGCCGATGGTAAAACGCTCTTACAACGTTGAAATCAATCTTTGTGCACCTATTTCTCCTGCGTACCCTAGCTTGAAGTGTTGGGCTAAGTGCGACATGCTTTACACACTGAGCTACAAGCGCCTTTCACTCCCCCTCCTGTGTAAAGATGGTGGGGATGGTAAGCGCGAATACAACTATCTAACTTTGCCCGCTGGCACCATGTGCGAAATCTTCACGGGAGTTCTCGCAGGATACGGCGTCACGGGTTCAGTAAAAGTTGAAAACGGCACCTTCCAGGTATTTGACTTTAGGGACGTTCTGTGTTAGTTTCAGAAGTGGCACAGTTCGGTTCGCCGAACTCGTTTAAAGTCCTTTCCTATGGAAGGCCTCTACGGAACCGAGATTGCAATCGACCGTAGCGACATTCAGCCCCGTCGGTGAAAACTGACGGGGCTTTGCTTTTCCTGCCCTCGGCACCACGCCGGGGGCTTTTTTTGACCGAAAGAAAGCCAGTTACTCAGTTATTAGAAAAGATCTAATGACTGAGAGCTGGCTCAAGCCATTCAAGGAGAGATCACATGCAAGACCCTACCGTCATTTGCACCGTTGGAAATACAGCAAGACAAGCCCGCAAAATTATCGACAGGGAATTTCGTGAACGAAACGTGCTCGAAGAGAGCGACGTTCAGCTTATGTCGAACGACACTCAAGAAGATACTGAACGTTTGAGCATCATTCGAAGGCTCTTCGAGGCGATTGAAGAAATCTCTTGGAGAAGTAACCCTGAGACGATTCTTTTCTATGCACGCCATCTCGAGCGCACTGCGATGTATCTCGAGCTTCTCGGCAAAGAAATGAGGGACCGCAAATGACAAACGAACACTTGATTAACAAGACGAAAGTTGAGCTTGGCGTGATTTACAGAAGGATCGAAGAGCACGTCGACCAGTTCAGTACGACGGACCCTCTGCCGGAAAATTGCTGCCTTCAAATCGCAAGGAGCTTGATCGGTGAAACGATCACTGTTCTCAGAAATCCTCCCACCCCTGAGTCAATCAGACACGTTGCATTCATGCTTGACGTCATTGCCAAAGACTGCACCAAATTCGCCGAAAGGCTTGATAAGCAATGAGAAAGATCGAAGACTTTGAGACCTTCGCCGCTGGGTACTTCCTCGGGCTCGGCATTAAGAAGCCGACCGCAGAGGACATCTGCAGGCTCAGCGTTGAGTGCAGAGCGTTCGCCGCTGCGCTCAGCTTCTACATGTTCACAGACCCCTATGTACTGTCGAAAGTGCGCACGCCTGACAAGTACGAGGCGGTCGCGAAGAACATCCAGTGCTTCATAGAGGCACTTCCGTAACGACTTCGAGGGCAACGGCATGACGCAGATATGTGCCGATCTGGCGGCTCACTAGGCCAGATCCCAAAGCCGGGGCATCTGCAGACGAGAGGCTTTTGCGTTCACCCCGGCTCCCTCACCCCACTTTCATCAGAAGGCATTCACGTGCCGCCGGCCACTTCGGCGTGGCATCTCCTAGGGCGGCATCTGAATGCCTTTTTTCATTTTTCGGAGGCGTCATGAAGCGCTTTATTACTTACCTCGACGGTCTCGCACGTCGCACCTACTTCGGTACGGACGGCACTGAGGCCCACCGCGCCGGATTCGTCGGGTCACTCATCGAGGGCCTCGAAGGACTGATCGGATTCTTCGGCCTGGTGATCTTGCCAGCGATGGCGGCTGCCACCCTTTACCACTGGATTTTTGACTAAGGAGATCGGAATGGCATGGAACTACCCCGACGGATGCGGCCCCGACGACTACGAGAAGTGGTTCGGCCCCGACCCCGAAGACGAAGAGGACGAAGACGAAGACGAAGAGGAGGACAGCGAGTGAGTTTCTCCGATCCGGTCCGCATCATCGACCACATTCCACAGGACTTCGACATGAAAGCAAACCACAAACGCCGGCGATACAAGCAGCCGGTACAGCCTCGCGCGGAGGCACACACCAAGGCTCAGCCGGCGAAAGCCCCTGAGCCTTTTTCGTGCGAGCGCCCCGGACGCATCTGGACGCTCATCACCTTCTTCGGTGCGCTAGCCGTCATCGCTGGTGCGCTCATCACTGGAGCATGGAATGAAAACCCTAACTGACTATGCGCATGACGTCGTCGCCCGCGCCGCGCACGGACAGGACCGCGACGCAATGGTGCACCGCTGCGCGATCTTCGACACCAGAGGCGTGCTCGAGGCATACCTCTCCAACCCCGGCGCTAGCGGCGCTCTCCTCGACCGTTTGACCGACCTTAACCGGGCAGACAGCTTTGACGACGTCTGCTTCGCGACCAAGCGCCTTCGCGAAGAGCTCGATCAGTCACTCGACGAAGCAGAACGCATGATCGCGTACCGCGTCGACTGCCTTCTCAATCCAGAGCAGGGCTTCGAATGCCCAGAGGAGTAAGCATGACGATCACTTCACTTGAGCCGCTCGTGCCGCCGATGCCCGAGCCTGAAGACGATCCCGCCGATCCGTACCCCGAGTACGGCAGCCGCGACGAGTTCGAGCGGGCGCAGTGGTTCGGCGAGCGGGTCAAGCCGCACTGGCCTGAGTGGTTCGAGGAACTCGACGAATCGGAAATCCCCTTCTAAGGAACAGACATGGAAGAAACCAAAACCATCTATGCGGCACTGGCCGCTGCACAGTCCGAGTTCAAGACCGTCGTCAAGAACCAGACGAACCCTGCGTTCAAGTCCAAGTATGCGGACCTGCAGGCGATCTTCGACGCGGTGCGCCCCGCCCTCAACGCTCACGGCATTTTCCTGACTCAGAGGGTCACGACCGAAGGCACGAAGATTTCGATTGAGACCATCCTTCTCCACGAGTCCGGCGAGTCGCTCTCCTCTGGGGTACTCACGGTTGACGGCGCGGGCGGGCAAGGCCCGAAGGGGATTCAGGCTCTCGGCTCTGCGATCACCTACGCCCGCCGCTACAGCGTGTCGGCATTCCTCGGCATCACCGCCGACGATGACGACGACGGCAATGCATCGGTCGAACACCAGACGCAGAAACCGAAGTTCTACATCACCGAGGAGATGCTGAACAAGGCCAAGGCCGTAGCCGCCAATGGCGTCGACGCCTACAAGGCGTACTACGAGAAGCAGTCCGAAGATTTCCGCCGTGAATTCGCTGCCGGCGGTTGGCATAACGAATGCTTCAAGGATGCGCATATGGCCGACGTCTTGAAGGAAGCGGAGGCCGCCGCCGCCAAGGGACTCGAGGCGTATCAGGAATACTTCATGACGAAGCTCAACAACGAAGAGCGCGGCGAGCTTACTAGGTCCGGCAATCATGATCGCCTGAAGAAGGTCGCTGCCGCCAATCATCAACCCACCGAATAAAGGAAAGAAACAATGGCTTCACTGAACAAGGTCATGCTCATCGGGAACCTGGGTCGTGACCCCGAATCCCGCGAACTTCAGAGCGGAATGGCGACGAACTTTTCCATCGCCACGACGCGCCGCTATCGCTCCGGCTCTGGCGAGGTGGTGAGCGAAACCGAATGGCACAACATCTCGATGTTCGGCAAGCTCGCCGAGATCGCCGCCCAGTACCTGAAAAAGGGATCGGCGGTCTACATCGAAGGCCGCATCCGCTCGCGCAAGTACCAGAGCAAGGACGGCACGGAGAAGACGGCATACGAGATCATCGCCGACCAGATGCAGATGCTCTCTAGCCGCAACGATGAAGGCGAGGCCGAGAAGCCCGCCGCACAGCGACGCGCTCCTGAGCCGGCATGCGACTCTGACGTACCCTTCTGACCATCTTGACAACGCTGTCAAATTGATCAGTCATTCGATTTTTTCGAATAACTCAAGCCCTCGGCGAAAGCCGGGGGCTTTTTTCATACGGAAGCTACTCATGAAATCGATAAACGAGAAACAAAACGAACGTCCTGCGCTCATTCGTGCTATCCAGCTTCGAAAGATGTTAGGCGGAATTGGCAACGCGACGTTGCGCCGCTGGGTCAGGGAAGGAAACTTTCCGAAGCCCATCAAACTTGGCGCGAACTGTGTCGCATGGCGCCTTGACGAGGTCGACGCATGGCTCGAATCCCGTCCACGTTATGACGAATAAGACAACCCGCCAACATTAAGGACTGAGCTATGAATTGGATTGAATGGAAAGGCGAAAAGGTCGGAGATATGCACGACCCCGTCTGCGTCTGTCTCATGACACATATCGACAACAGATGTATCTACGCGATTCTGCCTCGTGCCTACTGCTGGACCGAGGGCGATCTGGAAGGGAACGGATGGTTCTACTTTGAAGGAGACACAAGCCGGCATCACTCAATTACGTATCACGAATGCTACGGAAAGTGGGTGAAGGTCTTCGACCACACCAGAGGAGACAAGATCTTCTACTGCAAGCCGCACCTTCCAGACGGCACAAAGTTCGAACTGAACGACATCAAAAAACGGCAGTTCAAAGGATGGGCGGTCGTGAAAGAAATGCATGTATTAAGGACAAGGAAGGACTAGCTTTGACAACGCGCCTGTGTTTCGGGTATGCTTCTCCCGTCGACACCGCAATGGTGCGACGCGGGCCTGAGAAACCCGAATCAATAGGCGCTAAGGCCGCCAACGCGGCTTTTTTTGTGAGCAAAGAACATCTGCGCAAAATTGCGCACATGCTCGTCTCCTTTATGGGAGAGGCTTGCGGGACCGCTTCGGCGGGGCTGTTTCCTATTGAACGGTTTTCTCACCCCGCAAGTCCTCGCCCACCCGCCTGAGAAACGGGCGCGAGGTGCAACCTCAATAGGAGACAGCAATGTCAATCATCAACGCTCAAGCCTTCAAGATTATTGAAGGTCGTCCCGTCACATCCAGTCGAATTGTTGCCGAGTACTTCGGCAAGCGTCACAATGACGTTCTTCGTGGCATTCGAGACCTCATCGAAAAGAACACGGATCTCTCCAAGTCTTTCATTGCACGAGAAGAACAGATCGAGACCAGTAATGGCGCATCGCGATCTAATCCAGTGTTCCTAATGGACCAGAAAGGCTTCTGCATCCTCGCCATGGGGTTCACCGGCGCGAAGGCACTCGAATTCAAGTGCGCGTTCTACGATGAGTTCGAACGCATGAAGAACGAGCTCGAAGCCCCGACCACGATCACGCCCGCCGAGCAGCGCGCCATTCAGCGCGAAGTCGCCATCCGTGCGCATAAGACCTCATCGAACTATCGGACGATCTACCGCGCCATCAAGGCACGCTACCAGATCGCACGATACGACCAACTGCCGCGCACTCAGCTCGAAGACTGCCTCGACTTCATCAGAGAAGTCGAGCTCGACGTGCCCGAGGTGCCTCACACCGCGCACCCCGACGACGGCGGCCGCCCTCACTGTGGCCTGCACCCTATCCCCGCAGGCTCGATCGTTCTCTCCGCGCGTGAGGCCGAAAACCTGCGGACTTTCGTTTACTACTGGCGATATCTCTTCCGCGAAGACCTCGAGACCGTCCTCAAGCTGATGCGTCTCCTCCAGTCGCCTTTCGCGCCTCGCTTCTACGAAGCCGTGACAAGCATGAACATTGGCTCCATCGAGGCCCTGCTCGAGCGCAACGGCTATAGCGTGAAGCAGTTGTCCTGCTATCGCGCACTGACGGCTAGCTAAGTAATAGCCATCATCAAACCATTTTCTCAATCGGCCCTGCCCTAACCGGCAGGGCTTTTTCATAGGTACGCAAAATGAAACTCTACGAAATCGCACCGGCGCTGCGCTTTGCGCTGGATGACATCGTCGTCGACGAGGAGACTGGGGAAATCCTCTCTGCCGACGCGCTCCACGCCGTCGAGGCCGAGGCCGCCGAGAAGATCGAGGCCACGGCGCTCTACCTTCGCGAGCTCGATGCCGAGGCCAAGGCCGCCAAGGAAGAGGCCGACCGCATGCTCGCCCGCGTCAAGTCGATGCAGAAGCGATCCGACTACCTCAAGTCCATGCTCCTCGATGCGCTACACGCGACCGGCAAGGTCAAGACCGCACGCGTGACTGTGAGCATCCGCACGACGAAGGCCGTAGAGATCGCCGAAGGTGCCGACCTCCCCGAGGCCTACACGACCGTCAAGACGACCGTAAGCCCGAACAAGGTCGCCATCAAGCAGGCACTGCTCGACGGCGTCGAGGTCCCCGGCTGCCACCTGGAGGCACGCGAGAGCGTGAGCATTAGATGAGAAATGGGGGATACATCGGAGTGAGGGCAGACAAGGCCCTCAGACTCCTCGGCGAGAAAGGCCCGATGCGCATGTCGGCGCTGCTCTGCGCGTTGGGCCTGCGCCCGCAATGCTCGTCTTTCAAATACACCGTGTCGAAGCTCGTCGACGCGAAGATCTTGAAAGTGACTGGCAGTGCCGACCCGATCGTCAGTCTGGCCGATCAGGCGTACGCAGATCCCGCATGCGCTCGCGAGGTGTACGAAGCGTACAACTCCGAGAAGAAAGCCGAGAAGGAAGCCGAGAAGAAGACCGAGACCAAGGCCGTGATAATTCCCCCGGTTAAGCGATCGATGATCGAGGACATCGCTTTCGGAATGGCAGAACAAGGAGCAAAAGCATGAAATACAGACTCAAAGACCGCGAGTTGCAACGCAAGCTCGACGAGCTTAGCGACGGAGACTTCTCCGCTCGGCTGCACAAGGAGCGCGAGCTCATCAAAGACAGTTTCAAAAAAGAACCGCGGCTGCACGTTCTCTGGTTCGGGGAGGGCTCGCAGTTCTCCGCCGCGCTGTACGCCGACATGCTCGAAGAAGTGCGCGAGCACGACCCGACAAAGTGGAACAACTACCCCGAAGTGACGCCGCCAGAAGGCGCGCTCATGCGCGTTGAAGGCGAGCACGCATATGCGGCGAGGTACGTCGTGGACGATGTGGGCGGCTACTGGATGTCAGACGACGGCTTCGAGCTTGATAACGTCTATCGCTTCCGCCCGTGGGAGGATGAGGAATGAGTCAGACAGTAAAAATTGATGCCGCCGCTCAGGCCGCGATTGCCGAGATCGTCGGCATGCCATGGGTAAAGGAATACTACGACAACACGCTTGACGAGGATCGCGACTTTCTAGCGCTTATCGAAAGGCACGGGGCCTCTGTAAGAGTCCTAGTCAAAGAAGGGGGCTATATCGCCGACATGTGGCACTTCGAAGCCGAGCAAATCGGCCAAGCGATTCTGCGTGCGTCGACGGACGCAAAGGCTTTCCAGAAGGCTCAAACGGAGTGGGCAGGGGTACAGATGCAGCGCCTCAACTGCGAGATCGATGGCACTCAGAACATCTGGGGTTATGAGTTCTACGTCAACGGCAAGCGTTATGGAGTCCACTTCACAACGAATGATAGCTTCACAACGAATAAGAAAATTCGGACGTGCGTCATCGTTGACGGCTCTGGCACTCCTCTTTTCAAAAAAGTGACGGATGACGTGAGCAAAGTTTCGCAAGACAATGCTGCACTTGTGCTCAAGACGTTCCTACTATCGAAGATCAAGGAGGACGAGGAATGACAGAAACCGAAATTGTCGTGCAAGACATCCGCCGAGAGCTCCGATGGTCGTTTCGCGATCAGTCAATCGCCAACCTGCTCGCACTCGCCAAGCGGCTCATCGACCACAAGGACACGGCCAGCATCGCAGACGCGGTCAGGAAATACACGGCAGTGCTCTCCGCCGCGAGGCAGAGCGCAAACCCTGCCGCCCTTGACCGCGTGAAGCTCTCTGCATACATGCTCACAAACGCGCTGCGCGACTGGGAGGCGGCGCGATGAAGGCAACGTCGTAAAATAGGAAAGCCCCCGTGCTGTGCAATGCTCCAGGGGCTTGGTTAACCTTTACGAAGAGGTATGTGTCAATAACCCCCGCCTAAAGGCGGAGGCTTCAAAGAGCCTTTATTGACTAGTCTCAGCAAACCTCCTCTGGGAGGCGAGCTACGTTGGTTTGGAATGTACAGGCACCGTGGGATGTTTATCCTAGTCCCACGCTCTGCGGTCTGTGTTTAAAAGTTCTGAGAGGTAGGAACGGTGATGCAGACAAGAAACCCATTCCAACATTGACGAAGGATGAGAATCGGCCCTCGGGCCGAACAACCGGCCTTCGGGCCGAGCAAGCGGAGCCTGCGGGTATCCGCAAAGGAGATACTTTGAAAGTTTTTGTTTTGAACATGCGCGGCAAGCCGCTGATGCCGTGTTCGCCAGCAAAGGCGCGACACATGCTGAAGGCGGGCAAGGCCTTCGTCGTGCGTCGAACGCCGTTCACGATCAAGCTGACCATCGCCACAGGCGAGACGAAGCAGGACGTGACGCTTGGCGTCGATGCAGGCGCAAGGCACGTTGGCATTTCCGCCACGACGGAAAAGGAGGAGGTCTTCGCGTCCGAAGTCGCGCTTCGACAGGACATCACGGGACTTCTGGCCGATCGTCTGGCATTCCGACGTGCAAGGCGCAATCGAAAGACGCGCTACCGCGCTCCGCGCTTCAACAATCGCGTTCGATCAAAGCACAAGGGATGGCTTGCGCCGTCCGTTGAAAACCGCATTCAGGCGCACATGTCGCGCATCGAGGCGGTCTGCAGACTGCTTCCCGTCACCAAGATCGTGATTGAAACCGCATCCTTCGACATTCAAAAGATCAGGAATCCCGAAGTCGAAGGGACGGGCTATCAGCAGGGCGACCAGCTTGGATTCTGGAACGTGCGCGAGTACGTTCTTTTCAGAGACGGTCATGTTTGCCAGCACTGTCATGGTCGTTCGAGGGACAAGATCCTCAACGTGCATCATCTTGAGAGTCGGAAAACGGGCGGTGATGCGCCAAACAACCTGATCACGCTGTGCGAGACATGCCACAAGGCTTATCACGCAGGAAAGATCAAGTTGAAGGTCAAGCGCGGTCAATCGTTCAGGGCGGAAGCCTTCATGGGCATCATGCGTTGGACATTGTTGAACCGCATGCGCAAGGCGCATCCCAGTCTGCCTGTCGAGAACACCTACGGCTATCTGACGAAGCACAAGCGCATTGCTCTTGGCTTGCCCAAGACGCATTGCGCCGACGCCTTCTGCATTGCGGGAAATCTGAAAGCGTTGCGAAGAGGAGATTTCCTCTTCCAACAACAGACGCGAAAGCACAACCGACAGATACACAGGTGTTCGATTCTCAAAGGCGGAGTGCGAAAACTCAATCAGGCGCCATTCCTCGTCAAGGGGTTCCGCCTATTCGACAAGGTAAGAATCGGCGGACAGATTGGTTTTGTTTTCGGGCGACGCGTTAGAGGCATATTCAACATTCGTCGCCTTGACAAAACTGTGATCGGGAAAGACATCAATTGCAAAAAACTGAGTCTTCTCGAAACACGCAAAACTTTTTTGACTGAACTACGAAAGGAGTAAGCCGCGATTCCTCACCCGACTGAAGTCGGATGTTCCCTCGCGGCAATTCTATGGAGAAATGCCCAACTATCACTTGGCTTTTTTCTAAACTAAGATATGGCAAAATTATAAACTATCTGATGGAGAAAGTCTAAACTAGAGGTCGAAAAATACTGTACAACAGCGATATTTGTCGATTAGCTTTTTGTGGCTAAAGAGGTGGAAAAATACCTTCCGGAACCGTGTGTTCTACCGCGTGGGAATGGTGTTTTTTGCTCTCTTAGCGTACGCCCTAGGCGCACACTCCTAACCCCTCTCCATTCTTGTCGTTTTTGGTTCATTTCATCCATAATTAACAGTATTGTTAACCAAGGATCCAAAGAGGACGGCAATGCTCGTGGGATACGTGCGAGTCAGCTCGCTTGATCAAAATCCGGAGAGGCAGCTCGAAGAACTGAAGGCCATGCAGGTCGAGAAGATCTTCATGGACAAGTTGTCTGGGAAGAACGTCGAGCGACCGGAGCTGCAGAACATGCTCAACTTCGTGCGCGAGGGTGATACGCTCGTCGTGCACAGCCTCGACCGTCTGGCACGCAACCTCTCAGACCTCCTCACGATGGTCCAGGATCTGACCGGGCGCGGTGTCAGCGTCCGGTTTCTCAATGAAAGGCTCGACTTCGATGCCGGCAAGGAAGCCTCGCCCGTCGCGAAGCTAATGCTCAGCATGGTCGGAGCCTTCGCCGAATTCGAGCGTAGCATGATCAAGCGCCGCCAGGCCGAAGGCATTGCGCTCGCCAAGGAGCGCGGCGTCTACAAGGGGCGGCAACGTTCCGTCACGGACGAACAGATTCAGGAAGTTCGCTCCATGATCGACATGGGCGTGCCGCTCTCGAAGGCAGTCAAGAAGGTCGGCATCAGTCGGACGACGGCCTACAAGTATTTGAATGCACAGAATCTGCAAGAAGGGAGTGCGTCATGAGCGGACTGAAACCCGAAGAACGTGCACGTGAGTGGATTGATCGCAAGCTCGAGGATGCCGGTTGGCAGGTCATCAATCGTGACGAATATTCGCCCGGCATGACGGCGGTTGCCGTCCGAGAAGCCGCCATGCGCGGCGGTCTTGAGGCCGATTATCTGCTGTTGATCAACGGGAAGGCCGCTGCCGTCCTGGAAGCGAAGCGCGAAGAAATCGCGCTCGACAATCCGCATCTGATTGCTCAGGCCGAGAACTACACGAAGCAGGTGCAGCCTTGGTATCCGACGTGGGAGCTTCCGCTACCGTTCGTCTATCTTTCGAACGGGAAGGAAATCGCTTTCAAGGATTGCCGACAGGTGGATGCAAAGTACGAAATCGTTCAGAAATTCATGCGACCGTGGGACTTGGTACGCCAGCTCAACCTCGGAGAGTTCGACGGATTGCCCTACCTTTCTCCAGAAGGCCTTCGCGCGTGTCAGGTTCTACCGAACCCTCCCGAACAACGTGAGCCTTTCCCAAAAGCCGCGAGATTTCGCCTCCTCCCGATGTGCTTCGACTGCGACCTCACGCTCGATGCGTTCGATGTAAAGAAGTCGAGAAGTTCGGTCATACCCGCCGGCTCGCGAGCGAGAAGCTCATGCCTTGTATTCGCTCTTATCCTTCAGGATCAGAGGATAGCGGCCCTTGTAGATATGGCCGCCCGAGAGTGATGCGATGAATTCAAGGTTGGGGAGCATCCCGAGGAGCTGAGGCAGGAACAGCGGCACTTCCTCTTCGGCCATGCGTTCGCCGAGGCTGCCGCCGCGAGGCACGGGCTCGTGCACGGTTGTCGAAAGCCCCTGCGTGCGTTGGATAGACATCACCTTCGTCTTCGGAAGCGAATCCGCCACGAAGTTCTGCGTTTCCGTGTCGATGCAGCGCAAACAGATGCGGTTATTCAAGTTGCCAAGGAGCTGATAGGCCCTGTCCTTTGAGCCCATGCGGGATACAAAGTCGGATAGCGTTTGAGTGGCCACGAAGAGCTTCAGATGTGCGCCACGGCCCTTGTTGAGGATTTGCAGGAAGGGCGCATTGACCACTTCCGCCGCTTCGTCAACGAAGATGTTGACGGTTCTGGGACCCGTCTTCTCATGCTTTTGGAAGAACTTGCCGACCAGCGGCATCTTGCCCATGAGGTTCTTTTCCGCCTTGGACGCTGTTTCCACTTCAGGTTCCAGCCCTTCGAAGTTGTATCGCGCACCGGCCACGCAGGCAAGGTCCGAGAGAAAGAGCGCTCCGATGGCAGAGCCCACCATGGGGTCTGACAAAGAATCGAGACCGACGTAGACGACATGGTTCCAGGCGATCAGGTCATTCGTATCGCGCCACGTGTTCTTCTGCTTTTCCTCAATGGATTCCGGAGGAGAAAGCATGTCGCCCAAAACACCCGAGGTGAGCATGGAGAGGATCGGCAGCAGCGACGTGATCATCTTCCCGAAGTGCTCCTTGTTGTGCGTGAACATCGAGACCAAGTCATCAATGTCGGGATCGTGAGGTCCGTGCGCTTGGTAATACTCGACTAGCGCCAGCGCCAGACTCTCCGAGTCATGCTTTTTCTGTGTAGCAATGAAGGTTTCAAGCTCCTGCACCGTCTCCGGCTTCGTACGCCGAAGATACGAGTTGAGCGCATCGACGACGAGACCGGACACGGCTCCGGACCCGGTCCCGGCAAGGTAGTGCTTCAGATTCTTCAGTGTGGGATTTCGGTAGACGTTGCAGAGACCGTTGCAGATGGCGTTCAGCGCACCGAATGCGAAGTTCTTGAACGGGTCAGACTCCGATGCGGACGGGATGAGGGATGCGATGCGGTCGGCAATTTCCGAAGGTCTCGTCCAGTTGGCCAGCAGATTGATGCGGATGGATTCCTTCGGGTGAGCTGGGTGGAACGACAGGAACTTGTCGCCTCGCCCCAGCATCTCGCAGGCTCGCTTGGCCTTGTCGCGCAGATCACGGTCCCCCTTCGGATCAATGATGAACACCGTCTCGCCGCGCAAAATCGCTTGAGAAATCAAGAGGTCAAAGCAACGGGTCTTGCCCGAGCCCGTCGTCCCGATGATGAGCGTGTGGCCTTCCGAGTGGGAAACTGGCTGAAAGACGTCCTCCTCCTTGTCGCCCACGCCGTGAATCCAAGTCTGGCCCTGTGCATCTGATATCCGCTTTTGGATTTCGAGATAGGTGTGCCGGGCCTTGAAGGGCCTGAAGAGGCAAAGCCAGAAGTGCTTGCGGATGAAACGGATGAGATAGAGCCCGCCCAAGGCTTCACGGTACGTCTTGTGCCAATCGCGCTTCAGAAGATCGTTCACGCGCTGCGCCTGCGTCTGCCCCCATGGGAAACCACGTCCAAGCCACATGTCGCCCTTGTGCGTCGGATCGTTGAGAATGCGCTTGAGCTCTTCAAAGTCGATGTAGGGCAAAGGCGTTCCGGCAAGCCGAAGCGTCATGTGGTAGCGCCGTACGGCGGGTCGAAAGCGCATGATCGCCATGACCGCGCAACAGAGCACGAACCCGAGCGTAGCCCCGTTCGCCCCCATGAAGTTTCCCCACATGAAGTACCAGATGCACCCGCCGAACCACGCAAGCGCTTCCCGCATCTCATAGTTTTGCCGCCAGGTTTCGTAGGCGGTCGGATCATAGTTCAAGCTCATCGCTCAATTTCCTCTTTCCCTGTCCACTTAGACTCATGGCACAAGCAGAACGTTGCCCGCCTTGCGGTCCCACTCGATGCGCGGGCGAACGTTGCCAGAGATCTTCTTGTCGATCACCATCTCCACCAAGTCCTCGTCAACGCCGCTCTCGACAATGGCCGCTGCGAAGCTCGATGAGGACGTGCGCCAGAAACCCGTCAGCGAATCCGTCGTCACACCGTCGGACAACCAGATGCCGATGCCGCGCTCCATCTGGCTCTGCATGCTTTCCACCATGTCTTCCGCAAGGGCGTACGCTTGATCCACATCGGATCGCCCGCCGGAACGCGCAGGAGCAGGCTCCTTCTTCGATACAGGCTTGCCCCGGCCCGTTGCCGGCAATCCTTCCCGGGATGTGTTCTGAACGCCGTCCTGCGTCGTTTTCAAGTGGCCAGAGGAAGAGGATCCGTCCTCTTCGTTCATCGCTTGTCTCCTGTTGCGCAGCAGAGGCTTTCCGTTGTCATCGAGCGGCTCGTTGAAGTACACCGTCTGATAGGCTGGGTTGTCGTCCGATGGCTGAACCTTGTCATCGGAAGCTACGACAGCCTCAGCAACCACGTCCTCTCCAGCATCCCCTGGAAAAGTCTCCGCCTCGATCTCCATGTCGGCATCTTCGACTTCCACGTCTCCATAGAGATAAGCCTCCTCGTCGTCCTCGTTCAGGCCGTAGGAAGAAGATGCGCCACCTGCGGTCCCGCCGCTCATCCTCGCAGCATCCTCATCGTCAATCGCCATGTCTTCGTACTCGATGCAGTCGTTCACGTCTGCGTACACGTTACCGGGTTCGAGGGACGCTTCAGGCCCTTCCAGGGATCCGGGTACCTGTTGTGCGGCATGAGCATCTTCCGCATCGGATTCCTCGGCGGAGTCATGGGGATCGGTCTGAGCTCCGTACGACGCATCAATGACGTCAATGCCGGCAGCGCTGCTGGGGGCTTTGTTCCCAATGCGAACTTCCGACCGCGAAACGGTCGTGCTGTTAACGTCATCGCTCCCGTTGCTGGCGTTGATGGCCATGGATCCAACGTCTGGACCAGCCTTGGCGTTTGAAATGGATTTAGCCCCTGTCGTTTCTGGAACGCCTCGGTCTCCTGCGATGTGTTGATGCACAGCCTCAATGTCCTTCGCGGAAGATGCCGTGGAGCCGCCCAACAGAGCGCCCATGTCGAACCCGGACTCATCGAAGCTCACGGTCGTTTTCTGAGCCGACATTCGTTCATGCCTGTCCGGTGCTCCCCGTCCGTCCTCTCGGATCGGTCGAACAACTTCGGCATCGGATGTTGCGCTTTCACCTGGATGGCTTTCGCGGTAAGGAAGGCCGGCCCCGCCAGCTCCTTCCTGTGCCGTTGCCCCGGTCTCGGCTGCATGCCGGCCCGTTTTGCTCTCCGGAAGCACGTTGTTCGCAACGTCAGCATCCGAAACGGAATTGACCGTTTCTGTCGATGCAGCGGCAACGGAACCAGTGGCAACGTCTGCGCCGGCATCACCGCCATCTGCGCCCCCTCTTGCGTCCGAAACGGAACTCAGGCCATTCAGCACGCGGCCCGCCAGCGAACCGCTGCTGGCGCTCTGATCACTCTGGACCTTCTGGTCCTTCAGGTTCTTCTGACTCGCCTGTCCCCTGTGGCTGCCGCGTCCCCGCATCCCGCCAGGGAGCACACCGGCAAAGCCGTCGCTGCCGTCATTCTCATTCACGTTTTGAGCTTCCGACTCAGAAACGGGAGAGGAAGAGGGATCGGAATCCGTGCCGCCTGCTTCGTCAGCGGCGGATTGAGTGCCGGAGCCCGCAACGTCATCGCCCTCGCCGCTCACCACCGCATCTTCATAGCGTCGGTCGCCCTCGAACATGTCGCCCCAGACCTCGCGTCGAATCGACTCGTCGATCTCCTCGCGTTCACGAAGGTGCTCTTCAGCCTCAAGCGCAAGCGCATTGACGTAATCCTCGGTGTACCCCGTCGCCTCTTCCTCCTCGCGGGAAATGCGCTGCACGGGCAGAAACTTCCAGCGGTCGATCCAAGCCTTCTTCGTCACGTCGTCGACGGCCAAGCCCTCGACAATCGCCTCAATGGCCGCAGGCGGCGTCGCATCGAAAATGAGCTGCGGATCCGCCAGACGGATGCAGTCGACCTGCATGTTGCCCAACACTATCGGCGTCACGCGCCAGAAGACGTTATGGGTGTTGGAAACCTCGTCGGAGTTGCGGATGGCTGCACCAGCATCGACCAGAACGGTCGCAAGCCTAAGCATGTCCGAAGGCAAGCTCTCAAACCCCATGTCCAAGGCTTGAGCACGCGCCTGAGCCACCACATCCTCCGACCAGACGATGTAGCAGCCCTGCTTGGTGTTGAAGACGCGGCTGTCGCGATCTCGGTTCGTGGTCCAAAAGGCATGCTGGATCAGTACGCGAATGGCCTTGAGCAACTGATCGCCCTGAGGGTGCGCAACGTTCTTGAATTCCGGTCGGATTTTGCGCTGACGCAATTGGTCCACACGGCGGCTCAGACCGTCGGCGTTGTCGAGAATCTTTCCGATCAGACCGCCCTCCTTCCCTTCGAGCAGCGCGTTGCGGAACTCCTTGAGCATCTGTTCCCCGTACCCGGTTAGGCCGAGGAACGTGAACGTCTCCTTCGGAATCAACATCCCGCTGTTGGCCAGCGAGGCGGACTTGTGGACGTTGTGCTCTCTTCCCGGTCGGAAGCTGATGTAGTAGCTCTTGATGCCGTTCTTGCGAAGCCAGTCGACAATCGGCTCATCCTGCACCCAGTGCTGTCCATTGGGAGCCGTGATGTCCATGTCGGTAAAGGCTTTCCCGATGTCGTGCGTGAGCGCAGCCAGCACCGCCGTCAGGATCCAGCGTCGCTTGTTCTGGTGAAGCTCCTTGGGCGAGGCGGAACGGTCGAAGATCGTCGTCTTCGCATCGTTGGCCGCGTAGTAGGCCACTTCGAGGCTGTGCGTGAACAAGCCGCCGTAACCTTGGTGATGGTCATACTCGGAAGCCGGCGTCAGGTGCACGATGCGTGCGAGATTCGTGATGACCGGCAGAAGAAACTTCTCGGATTCCTCTTCGGAAAGCGTCGTGGCGTAGCAGAGGTCCCGGATGAGCTTGCCATTGGCCCGAAACAGATCGTGAACCGACAGCGCCTCCACTGGGTGCGGCGCGGGCGGCCACGCTGCGTCGATCTTGTCCGTCTCTGCCTCGGTCGGAATTTCGCTGAACTTCGGACACGCATCGTCAAGGATCTCGACCGTCTTCTTTTTCTTGAACGGAAGATGGCGATAAAGCCAGCACGATAGCGTCACCGGCGAGATGACAACGTTGTAGACCGCGTTGATGGTTTGATCGACGTTCACACTAAGCCTCGGGAAGTTAATCCGCTCATCCTGCCCGAGATCGCATTCGATGTTGGCACGCTGAAAAGCAGGTTTTGCTTTCACGGCGCACATGGCCACGCATGACCAGCTAACTGCACCACGTCGTTCAATGCACCACAAACGCGGTTTAAAAGTGCTCCGCTCTCAGAGCCCCCACAAACACGCGTAGAGCGCGTCACCATCCCTGACAACCTCACATACCAAAGGGACCGTAAAACACGCCCAAAGATGTTCTGAGAGCTTCCTGCGCCATGTTCCTTTCCTCTTCGACGGGTTGCTCGGCCATGCTCAGCCCAACATTGAGAAAAAGGGTTGGAACTACGAACCTTCCGAGAAAAGTGGTTGGAACTACGAAACGAGAAAAAGTGGCTGGAAGCACGAACCACACGAGCCTACCAAGCATAGATAAGGGGTTGGAACTACGAAGCTCTATCGAGATAAGTGGTTGAAACTACGAACCTCAATCGAGGTAAGTGGCTGGAACTACGAAACAGAGAAAAGGGGTTGGAACTACGAAGCCGGCAGTGGAAGTTTTGATGACCAACACGGCGTTCTCGGCGATCTCATCCCACCTTTCCTTGGCCACTTTCTTACTCAAATTTTTCAGTTCTCTGCTCGATAAAGGGTTGGAACTACGAAGGGCATCTGACGAAAAGCAGACGGATCTCAGAGCTAGCTGCTCCCGGTGGCTTTGGCGACCTTCAACATGCGGGCTCGAGGATGAAGGGCTTGACTCGAATTCGAGGCATTGTGCACAACCTGTGCATAAGTTTCCGCTTCGCTCCTTTCTATAACTAGAGTCTAGTTATAGAATAATTATTAATAAGGGTTAATAATAAGGGTTAAGGGGTTTAGGCAATCCCTTGCAATCGACTGTTGCAGTAGTTCATCGGCACTTATCCACAACGAGCAAAATGTATGATTGGTCACCGCGAAATGTGTGATTGGTCACCACAAAATGTGTGATTGGTCACTTCAGCACCTAGCAAAATGTATGATTGGTCACTTGGCCACCTAGCAAAATGCATGATTGGTCACCGCCAACGGGCGTGTTATCCACAAGCTTTTTTGCTTCTGAAGCGAAAAAAAAGAGGTTCCGTTACCGGAACCTCCAATGGGCAGTCCTAATTGTTTTCTAACGATTGACGATCAACATATTTTCCTCGTCGGCCATCTGGATTTTGTTCCCCGACTGGCGGACATTTGTCTTTCCAGACGCAGAAGATTTTTTCATCACCCTCACCCTGCTTTGGCTTTTCAATCCAATAGGCTTGGATGGCTCCGACATCCAACAAGACTTTCAATGCCTTTTCGAGCAGACGAGTAAAAGCCGCCATATCCACGCTGACTCTACACAAGTCTCGAACTTTTGCAGCTTTATGGAACTGCTGATTCGCTTTCTGGCCTGAGAACAGACATTGCAACTTCTTGGCCATTTCATTTTTACCCATGCGATTGCGAGTTTCCCAATCAACCAAGCCATACTCAAAGTTGCCAAACAGCATGGACAGTCGAGCATCCAAAGAGTAAGAGATCAAATAGCCGCGACGCCAACTGTAATGGCCAAGCAGCGTTAAGTTGTCTTTGTCCATTCGCCCGCTTTGGCCGACAATTCCGATTTTCACTTCCGGGTGTTTGCCATCAGGGTAGGTGCGAATGATTGAGATAAAAGCTCTACTCAGGCGATCAAGCGAAGCCTCAAGCGCATCGTAGGTTCTTCCCTTTTTAGGCATCCCCAGCAATCTGAGCACAGTTATCGGCGTAATCGTGGTTACCTGCTCAAACTTACCCTTACTCAGGCACAACAACGCATGGAACACATCCCAGTCGAACTGAAAGAGCTGTTCTCCCGTGTAGATGATCGTCGTGTTCTGTCTCGAAAACAGGACCTCTTTTCGATAAAAGGCGCGATCCCCTTCGCAGGAAGGCACGAGAACGGAAAACAAGCTAGACGTGTCTATGATGTTGGACGACGGCACGTTCCCATCGTTCCACCCATTTAGTTTCATCTCAAGGAAGTCTTTGAAAATGTCCGCCGTCTTGCAATAGCTGACGAGTGCATTGGTTTCACGGACGCCTTGAGGAAGCCCCTCTCCTTCGTCAAAGATCTGCTTGATCTTCGGATTTCGAATGAATGCTTCGTAAAGGAGTTCAGTCTTGAGGCGTTTCGGCATCGATGTGATTTTTGCCTTTACCTCATCCGGAGCCTTCGGAAGGCTATTAACCCATTCTTTTAGTTCTGGTGATCGCATTGTTCTTTCTGTAGAAAAGAATAGATGCAACCCACTCTATGAGAACTTCAGCCATGAGGTGGCACGCTAGAAAGCAGCTTTTCCCACTTGGCGTGCATTTTGGGCGGATTCTCGAAAAAAAGTGGCCAAGAAGAGTTCTCCTTGGCCGTTCGAGTTTGGTTCTGAAACATACGCCGACTGGTCGGCTCCGCTAGAATCTGCTCTGCGGAGTGAGCAGACAAAGCTCGCCTGCCTCCACGGAGCGTCGGATTGGGTCGGAAAGAATTGGCGGCGATGGCCGTCATGACCGCGAGCAATTGTGCCGCGGCCAATATGCGAAAAGCCCAACCGCGCCAACGGTATGGGCTTTTTGCTCTTTTGGGAGGTAAGGCGATGAGCACTGAAAAAATCTCGCCAAACTCCGCAGAGATAGTAGCACAGTTGGAGGCTGGGCGAAAAGGTGTCAAGGCGAAATTTTGCCTTCGATTCCGATTCGCTTCGGCTGTCTTGACGCTACTCATTTCAGCGGTAATCAAGCTACTCGGTTGATCCGAGCGCGACTAACGTCGCACGGCTTGTGGAGGGCGTCCCGCAAGGGGCGTCCTCTGCCGCTCTTTTCCTTCCATAGAATTGCCGCGAGGGAACATCTGACTTCAGGCGGCTGACAGGATAGAAAGCATTTTTCGCTTTCGCCCGTGACATCCCAAACAGAGCTCCGCCGTAGAGTCAACGAATCCATTTTGCAAAAGGATTCACCATCATGCTCAAACCTCTTAGCGCCGCCGCTCTTGCTTGCGTCGGCCTCACTCTGGCTGGCTGCTCCAATCCGCCCGTCGTCATCCAATCCGATCCCATCATCATTGAACATGAAAAGACGCTCGACCGCGTTCATAACCGTGATGCCTCAGTAGAGTTCTACGGCGTAAGCCGAGGCGGTGCTGCCGTTCGCAAGAACATGGCCGCCCACGTGCTCTGGAACGAGCACTATGAAGCTGATGCGGCGGCTCTTGAAGCCAAGCGCCTCGCCGAACTGGAAAATGAACGCCTGCTTGAAGCCGAACGCAAGGCGAAAGCGGAGGCCGAAGTGGCCAAGAAGAAGGTTCAGGCAGTTCGCAACAGCAAGGATCGAAGCATCTATGCGCTGAAAAAGGCGGACCGGAGCATCTACGCCGGGAAGAAGCCTGTAAAGATCGCCGCGCCTGCAGTCAAGAAGGCTCCGAAGTCCCCTGCTCCAAAGGTTGAGCATCCGGGACGGAAGATCCTGCAAGATCGACCGGTCCATAAGGTGATCGAGAAGGTTGAGCCGATCACTCCAAAGTCTCCTGCCTCAACGGCTGCCCCCGCCACAGCAACTCCGACTGCTTCCAAATCGGATTTCCAGCCGAAGCCCGAGGTCACCGCCTCAATCCGCGTGAAGGACATGCCGGCCTCTCCGAAGGAAGTTGCCTCGGCCAAGGCAGAAGCTCCAACCAGCGACAAGGAATGCTGCACGGTTACTGCCAAATAGCCTGCCAACGCAATCTCGCAAAACGAAACGCCCCGAACGTGATCATGACGAACGGGGCTTTGTTTTATGGGCTTGGGTGAGGCAGGTCACGGTTCGCGTTGGATGGCATTGAGCATCGCCAGTCCCTTTTTCTTCACATGTGCTCGTAGAAGCTCCTGCTCGCGAATCGTCAAGTCGAAAACCATGGCCATTGCAACCTCAAATCGCTCGCTTACGGCGTCCAGGCGAACCTTGTCGATCTTCCCAGCCACCATTTCTTGCTTGACGGTTCGAAGCTCTCGTATGGCTTCCGCAAAGGAATCCTGCTCAACCGCCTCGAAGTTCTCGGCAAGCACGTAACCGTAGAGCAGGTAGGTCGCCACGACACTGAAATCCTCGTCCGAAGCCGTGCCGAGATAAAGCCGCGTGTACCGTGTTGTCAAGCGCTCCCGCGTTACGGTGATCGCTTCCGGCGATGATCTCTGCATCTGGTGAATGGCCGCAAACGGTCCCTTATGCCGAGCCATTTTCGCAACCCCCTTCACAGCGCCCCCTTCCTGGCCACTTCGGCCAATGATTCATCCCCCTCATTCAGTCCCTGCCGAACGTACCTGCGCAGATTCCCCATCACTTCCTGATAGTTTGAATCGAAGTAGCTCAGGGCTTCGAGCGTGTCGAAGATCGTGGACTTCTTCAGGACCTCGATCCCCGGCTCAAAGGAGTCCTCGATGAGCGCCAAACGATCCGAGTCGAAGCCCTCGCCCCGCTCCCAGAGAATCTGCATTTCCAGCAAAGCCACGATGGCCTTGGTAATCGGCTCACGAAGCTCCGCCTCCTCTTCGAAGGCGTTCGTGAGACGATGGATGACGACCAATGCTCGCAGGATCATCGAGAACTCCTCCTCGTCCGCCGTTCCGAAATGGAACTTGAGCAGGGCATCGCGACTAGCCCGCTCCAAGTTTTTGACTTGATCCTCGGCGTTTTCCGTCCTGAGCAGGATCGGTGGGATGCCGTACACGGGCTTTGCGCGGTAATGCTTGTGGCGTTTTGGTTTGCTGTGCTTTGTCATACGTTTTGAGCCTCTGACGAGGCTTTAAGTGGCCAAAGGAAGGGTTGGCGGTCCCTCCTGCTACCTCTGCGCTCATCTATGACCAAAGGTTCAAAGGATGGGCAGGTGCTCCCCGCACCAGCCGACTACGATCTTTTCCTCGTCTTGAACGCATTCGAAATAGATTCTCAACGTCAGCGCGGTATTCCGCTTCACACCTATGCACAGGTGTTTGAGCATCGGCATCTCCTGCCCCTTGTAGTTGAACGTCCGACAGCGAATCAGCTCCTTGGTTCCTTGCAGGATGTTACTTTCCCGCGAACTGTACGTGTTCGGAGTGAAGACCTTGCGGGCAGCCGCATCTCCCCCGTTCAGGTATGCTGGCATCCACAGCTTCGTGAGGCGCATCAGCAGTTGGAAACAACGGCTTCCGCTCTGGCATTCAACGGGAACGTCCTCCGCACTCTTCTTCGCACTCGGAAGCACGACAAGACGTCCCTGACTCAGAATCTCGGCAGCCCTCAGGGCGTTCGGCACGCTCATCTGGCGCTCCGGTTGAACGATCCACGTCGCCACGGCATCCAGAGCCGGTTCGTCGGCCATCACCTCACCCTTTTGGGCCAATGCATCAGCAAGACTGTCGTTGAGCCGCTTCTGCTCTTGATAAGCCTGAGAACGCGCATAGAGTTCGGTCTCAAGGGCGCTTATACGTGCCTCCAAAGCCTCGTTTTCACGTTCCAGAACCTCATTCTTTTCGAGTAGGAAAAGATGCCTCTCCTTTTGTTCAAGAACCGCCAGACGCGCATCCAACACGTCATAGAAGCAGGACGCATCGACGTCGACATCCTTCGAAATCCTTGCGGTCAAGGACAAGCACGGCCATGATGCGCCTTCAGCGAGCGCAAACGCCAGTCTGTCGAACTTTGGTTTGCGCAGGTCCGCCGGCTCCTCGTAGGGCTTGAGCTCTACCGCCACGTGCTCACGGCTAAGTTGACAGGAGGATGAAGATTCCTTCTTGGCCACTTGCTCTGCATCCAATTCGGATGCCGGCGTTGTGACGTGATAAGCGTGCGCGAACTCATCGCTCGTGCGATCAAAGTCCTCCACCCCACCATTGAACATTCCATTTTCCAGATACGAAGTCATCTTCGCATTCTGAATGCAGAACCTCGTCCTGTCACGCATCAGGGCAAAGCACTTCCGCTTGCCTTTGACGCTCATCCGATCACGTCCGAACTGAAGGTTGTAGGTCTTGGTTATCTCTTCAGCCCCTGACATCAAGTACGTGATCGACAGACGCTTCGAGACGCCCGACATGAAATCATCCAACGTCTTCTGTTCACAATAGCCGTACACCCCCGTAAGTGGAACATCGCAACAGGACATGTAACTCAAGCGGCCACGATATGTATCGTTACGCAACTCAGCCGGAACTACCTTCACCAATTCGTCATGGAGAACCATGCCTACGGGTAGCCTTTGCCGTTGGGCCGTCATCGCCACGTACTCCAGCACCCGATAATCTGTTTCTTCCAACACCCTCTGAGTCAGAATGTTGGAAAAGACGCAATCACCATGCCAACGCTCGCCGGATGGAGAAAGAGGATGCAACGTGCATTCGAATCGTGCACGTTCGAACATCAAAGCGCGCACATCCCAATGATCCACGTACTGGTATCTGCTCACCCATTCTTCGATCAGCTTATGAGCAGAAATCGCAAACGGAACTCGAAATCCGTTGCCGACGGTCACTGATATGGCGGCCTGCCCCAAACAACGGGCGACGGCAACCTTCAGACAGAACGGAGGAACACGATTCTTTCGATTGCTCGGCTGCTTTCGCCGTCCCCAGAACGCCCATACAGTTCCGAATGGCGAACGTTCAAACCGATCAACGTGATCCTCTCCGACATATCCAGAACCATGGCGTGATTCAATCCACGGCGGATTCGTGGAAACGGCGGCGTTGAACCAAACCATTATGTCGTGAATGAATTTATCCACCTCCTCATCGCGATAGAGAATGAAGGTGGTGTTGACTAAATGAAGACTCATCGGAAACCAAGGTAATCAAATCAATTCGAAGTCGAGCTTTGGCACGAGCTTGTAAACCGGATACTCGTGCGAATCACTGATGATTTGAAATGGCAAGCGGACAAACAAATCAGACGACTGAAGCCCACTCATTACGCGATTCGTGCTGTATCGAGCACTGGCTTCGCTGCCGGAAAACCGACGATAGGTTTCGATAAGCAATGACGTCTTTCGACTCCAAATGAATCGCTCATTGTTTTCAAGCATGACGTCTCGCAAAACCTCGGCTAAGGTTTGACGGCAATGCGGAAACTCTCCTTTTGCCCAACGACGTTTCCAATCGCGGACTGTCGCAGTTGGCAATCCAAGGATAGTGGCCGTGGCTTTGTAGCCATGCCCAGATTCGAATAGCGCCGATGCGCGATGCCTAATGTCATTGGGATACTTCTTATCCATCAGCGAACCTTTTCGCGACAACTGATGATCGCGATTTCAATGGCAGGAACGTCAATGAAGACCTGCGTGTTGTCGTACTGGATGCAAACGCGTGAATCATCGTGACACGTCACATCAGTCACAAGCCACCCCAGGCGTTCATGGAAATTTCCGTACTGATCACGCGTAATGTGAGCAACGCGAAAGTGCGCATCACGAATTGCCTTCGTCATGGAGCATCCTTCCGGCAAAACGGGGATGTCGATTTTCGAATCACACAGCTTGTCAAAGCTAACTTCAGTCATCTGAGGGTCCTTTAATGAAAGATCATGAATCTTCGCTAGACGAATCCAAAACGATCTTTGGTGAATACAGAGCCTTAAGTGGCTGACCTTCATTCCAAGCCTGCAATTCCGCCATTACGCGCTCATCGAACTGCTTGGCCTGAAGCGAATCAAGCGTTCCAATCAACCGTTTCATTGCTGTCAACGTTTTCTGTTCTTTTCTCAAAAGTTCAAACCGATCTTCGAGTTCCGGACCGAGCTTTTGAACCCAAATGGGTTCCTTTTCAAAGATGCTGTTCGAATAGCGATCCTTGACGCCTTTCTTGATGTACTTGTACCAAGCGAACACATCCAGCATCCCGCTTTCCGTTTTAATCGTAAATGCCCGTCCCACTTTTGAATCGTTTGTTTGAGACCTGGCATTCTGAGATGAAGGTTTGGACTTCGATAATCGCCGCACCCATGCCATCTCCACTGTGAAGTACCGGCTGTCAATTCGCACACGGGGTCTCAGATACGTCTCTTTGTCTGTTCCCCGTCTCTTCTTCATCCAATCAAAATACATGTCGCAGGTGCGAACGGCCCTACAAGCAATCGAAGCCTGCATCACGGCCAATGCATTGAGCATTCTTAATTTGTCCACGTAAAGCGTCCGGGCAATCTGATCCTGCGTCAGCTCTGCCGCCCCATCCTCCACCGTGAAGGAACAGTTGTCCTCCCAAAGCGTGGAAACGGGCCCTATGTCTCCCGGTTCCCGTGGAAATGTCTGCATGGTTTTCTCCTAATATTCACTATCCTTATGAGGAGCGGGGTCATGCTCCTCATAGAATTTCAGCTTCGGTAAAAAGCAGTGCTCCTCATTGACAACTTCCCCTTTCGCTCAAAGGGAAAAAACTGAATTTCCAGTTCCACGGGAGCTTCCGCTCCTCACAGGGACTCAGCAGAGTTCGCCTGAAGAGTCCTGCTCCTCATGGCAACCTGACCTTCCTTTTCCCTCTCCCAGAGCCAAAGTCAAAGATGAAAATACTTAATCCAACGTCGTCACTCCTCACATGAGGAGCGGACTTGTTGTTCGAGAAGACAGAAAAGAGCGGCGCTCCTACATAGGAAGCCCCCTGTCGCACTAGGCGTCCTCCCTGTTTTCTGCCTCTTCTGCAGGTGGCTGCTCCTCACTTACTGCGTTGCCTCTGTTTCACCCGGCAATTTGCGCTTCATGAGCTTCTTTCCTTTATCCGAGGTCGACTCAGAAAGCAGTTCACAGAAGCAACACCGGCTTGCCTTATGTCGGCGTGCAGTCACACACCAAACGTAATAGCTCCCGCATTGTTCGCAGCGACTTCGAGCAATCTTTCGAACACGTTTACCGTCGGTACACGACAATTTTTCACCGGGGCGCATTTGAACTTCACGCAGACACCGGGCCGTGTCAAACAAAGAGCCCAACGAAATGAACTTACGATCGAATCCGGCTAATTCATCCAATCGCGAATTGATGACTTCATCGACAGTTCGCGACCAAGCAACCACAACGTTCGGCAATTGAATTGATCGCGTATCCGATTGCGATTGAAGGTAGAGATAGTGTGAAGCGAAGATCGACATCACCAGACGCGAGATGAATGTCTGCGGCATCGGAATGAAAGCCTCTTCCGTATCGAAGACCGCCCGAACCTGTTGATAGAGATGTCGGCATTTGTGTATCGACAAGCCTGTGCTAATGTGAATTTGTCCTGGCTGCATACCAGCTTGGACGAGCCACTTCCCCAACTGCTTTGCGGCGTAATCTTTTAATTCGATATTGCTCTGACTCAACAGAGTATTTTCTTTGAGCAAGTCCATCAAACGTTCGAGCTTCGTTCCCTCGCCTTCGCGAAGGGCAATCGAATGCTCCAGAACAGAAACGAGACGTTTCGGAATGTTCTCGATTTCAGCAATATCGTCTACCCGAACGCCTTCGCGAATCATGGCGGAAATACGGTCAGCAGTGGTTCGATCAACTTTTATATCAGCCATTTTTAAATGAACCTTGTATGCGAGCAGGCGTTAACACAGTGATTCGTCTTCACCATCTTACTGCCAAGCAAGAGGCGGTATTGTTGGGTCGGATTCATCTCTTGATTCACGACGTTGGCGATCCTCACGCAGTCTTCGGGACTGCACATCAATCGGAATCTTTGCAAAAGAGGATACCCATGACAGAAGTCGATGATTTGCGATGTGCTCGATTCAGAAAGCACCTCAATCAAGCTCCATGGCAAATGAAAGATCGACATGCAATCGCGCTTGCTTTTAACCGCGAAGTCGCGAACGGAGCACCAGTAGATCGAAGCGAACCTTGCTCGAAAGTAATTGATTCGAACGTCGGCTTGAAGCGTGTGCCATTCTTCATGACGACCGAAATGCGTGAGAAAGCTCTCTTCGCTGATCTCGGATCTGAAGCTGCAGATGGCCGTTTCGGATAACTTGCCGATAACCTCCGCATTGGCTTTTTTCAAGATGTTCGACAGTTGAGCACCAAGGCCGAGCCATTCCAATTCGACAATCAAATCGTCCGCATTCACCAATGCGTTTTGAACTGCTGACCATAAGAGCGTTTCGATAGGCTGAAGTTTCGGCAGGTCAGTGGAGTTGATTGCCAACAGCGACCGAATGTTGCCGGCCATGTTTTTCTGAGAAAACTGACTCATCGAATTTCAACGCCTCTGGGTCTTCAAGTTGGTGTACAAGCGAAGCACGTGTCTGGCATACCATCGAGCTCGATCAGGGCGAGAGCTGTGGTAATTGCCGATAGCTAAGGCAGCGTCGTGCGGATGCCGGGCAATTTGTTCAGAAAGAATCTGCGCGGCGACTCGAACATTCGTCAGAGGATCCAACAAATCCTTTGGCTCCTTGACACGATGGCCATGCCATCGCGTATTCACCTGCATCATTCCTACGTCTATGCTCCTCGTTGTTTTGAGAAGCCGATTCAATTGTTCTTCGGCTTCTTGACGCGATTTCGCGTAATAAGGTTTACTCGTTCGAAGCGTCCAAGGCGACGGTTGAATGTATCCCCGTTGATTAGGCGCATCAACAGCACTTTCAACAACAGCAATGCTGTAAAGAAGAACCGGGTCAACGTTGAATTCTTTGCCGGCTTTCTCGAAAATACTTCCTTGAACGTTGAACGGAGTGGCCGTCGCACATGCGCATACAAAACAAGACGCAATGCTTGTGGCCAATCGTTTTACACTTGATGGTATACCGTTTAAATGGTCTTTTGTTACGTACATAGCTTTTGCTTTCCTAAAGGCCCAAGCCTTTCGTAATGCAAAAACTATCATAGGGGGGGGGGGTCCATTAGGGGTTACCCTTGCATTTTCGCGCATTTTCCGAGCCAGAATCTGTGCGAAAAGATTCCCCTGCAATGGATGGCGGCAGATTGGATAAGTCAATCACCAATTCATGCCCATCTTCAAAATAACAATTGACGCCCCAAGACAGTAACGATATGTTATGATACAATACAACCAAAGAGGTTCTGCATGAGGACAGAGGAAAACGTATTTCGGTTTCTTGATCGGATTAGTGCCAACGGCGAGGAGATCCCGTCTCTGCGCACCATCCGGTCTGAAGTCGGCGGCGGCTCACTTTCGACGATCAGCAAAGCGGTCAACGATTGGAAAGCCGCAAACCAATCTGCGACAGCGGATCCTCACACTCTGCCTGTCACGCTCAGTGAAGAACAACTGAAGCTCCTGGGGGATTCCATCTGGAATGCCTTCAGACCGCTCCTGGCCGCGAAGATAACGAACTTGAAGGCCGAAATGCAGACAACCTGCCAGAAGCTCAAGGACGAGCTTCAGGAAGCGCAGACGGAGCTTCAGAAGTACCGTGCACAGGTCGCTACTTATGAAGAGCAGGTACACGACCTCAAGATGGAACTTGAAGTTGCCAAACGAGAACAGGCGAAAGCCGAAGGAGCATACGAAGCAATCAAGGCATTCCGAGATAAATAATTCATTGACAGACAGTTTATTTTTCAGACTTTGGGTTCGTTAGATTTTTTTGGGATATTTGGATTTTTGGGGAAGGATCATGAATGCCGTTCTTAAATGGTTCGCTTTGTACGCAATTCTGATGGTGGGATACTATGCCCAGAATCGCTTGACGGTGGGAGACACGCTTTACTTTAATACCCTCTTTCTCAAGGATTTTTCGGAGGTCGCTCGAAACACGGGCCTCATTTTTCTTGGGGGGTTTCTATTCTGGTATTTCCTTCTTAGGTCCAAACCCCATCCAAATACTTTTACGCAAGACGATCCTCGTCTTGCCCATATCTCCAACACACCGGAAGGACGCTTTGTCTGTGCTCCAGAACTTCAGAACCCGAATTACTACAAGCCTTCCAAAAAGTTTTATTACTTCCGCAAGGGTGAACAGCTCCCAGCGCATCTGCTGTTGATCCGCGTTCCAGACAACACCATTGTCAGCTTTTATGACACCCGCGTCTGCGAACTCCGAGCAAAAGCTCGCATCGACCTTATGAACCATGGTTACAACGCCATCATTGACGTTCTCCAAAGTACGGAGCGCATCAATCACATCAACCGCTATGGCGTGCGCGGTCGCCCTGCGCTCATCGTTAGCAAAGCCTATACGGGTGACATTGATCTGCTTGAAAAACACTGCAACGATGACTTCGACAACCTAATTTATGGTCAAGCCATTCAGAACGAAGATCCTTGATAAAAAGCCCCCTCTAAAAGGGGGCTTTTTGCTTTCCTACTAAGTTCGATCCTTACGGGTTACGCTTCAAATCGAACGCTGTATTGAATCTGGTCACGGTATTAGCCTCTGCCTGATTGTCGAAATCGTGCACATCATTCAATCGCTGGACCATCGACATCGTGTAATGAGCAATCGCCTGGTGCTGTTCCTTCGTCAGGTCCTCATCCTTGGTATTTCCATAGAGAGTTTGCCTGATTTCGTCACGAACTCCTGCAAAAGCCTGATCCAGTCTTGCGCCAGTCTGAGCCAGTTGCTCATCCGTTGCCCCTCGAACGTCGTGATAAGCCTCCACATAGTTCTTTTGAGCGCTCGTCAAATCACGAATTGTTTGTTGATGCGCCTGCATCCATTGCGTTCCAGTCTGCTTTGCATCGCCTTCAGTTGGGGCTGGAGTATGGTCTCGTATATATTTCGCAAGCGAATCGACCGCACCATCCCGCAACCAATCATTGGCAAACTGAGCCATGGCACTAGTGTGAGACGTTCTATCAAGGTCATGCAATGCCTCCTTCTGCGGCTCACTCATGACGGCCTGTTTGTTTATCGCCCCTTGTTCGGCCACCGTTCCCTTTTGTAGATCCTTACCCGAATTTTCCTTGTAATCGGCCTCGATCTTACTGCGCTCTCCCTCGAAACTCACCGACGAAGGTTTAGCGCCCCTAAGTGTTTGCTTCTGATCGTTAATGTAACTCTGACCATGCTTCACAAACATTTCAGCGTCACCAGGCTTACGCAGATCGTTACCGTAAGCCTGGGCATCAACGGGCGAAATCCCCATCATCGGCAACTTGGAATCTGCAAGAGCATCCCCCAGCTTGGCTTGCATAGCCGTATCCGACACATTGTTTGTAATGTAATCGAGCGCCGCCGCAATCTTGCCTTTTTCCAGATCTCCACCAAACAAATCGGAATATTTTTTCGTAGTGGCAGCCAGATTCGCATTACGCCCTTCAGCAGTTCGTTCGAAGTTAGCCAGATATTTACCTGCTTCTGTACCTCTAAGCTGCTCAGAAAGGGTTCCAACATCAACGCTCTGTTGACCACCGAACGTCTTGGACGCGCTAATCGCCTGTTGTAGCTCCTTAGTAGCTGTAGCGACCTTGCCAAACGCCATCCCCACAGCTGTACTCTTATTCTGAGAAGCCATCTCCGCCCACTGCTCTGTCGTCATGTTGTTCAACGTTGCCTGATAGCCCTTAGACAGATTGGCCGCCAACTGTTGTGCACGAACCGTCGAGTCCTGATTACCAAATTGAGCTGTCTGTGTATTGGCATCGCTATGCGAGTCGGTACTAGTCGCCGTTCCAGTGATCTTTACACCACCATCGGCACCAACCTTGAAATGGATCCCCAAAGCTGCCGCCGCATGTCCAATCACCCCTCCCTTAATGACTTCTTTGCCATTTTCTGTGAACTTACCATACTCAGCACCAGTTTCAAGTCCAACACCACTCGTTAAGGCCGCAGACAATGCTCCCAAAGCTTCTTGTTTTTCAGTAGCAGTTTTCCCAGCAAAATAGCCGGAATTGTTCATGGCTTGCATAGCAGTCTGATTACCATCCACTCGCATCGAGGCGAGATTACGGCCCACAGTCTGCTGCAATTGTTCTGCGCCAGTAGTGGACAGACCGCTCGTGGTCGCTTCATTGATCTGCGCTGTCAAATTATCCAAACTAGAATTCACTAAGCCTTGCTTGCTAGACACATTAGCTGCCATAGCAGTTCCGACGTTGACCTTTGCCATCGAAGGATCACTACCAGTAGCTCGCAAGCCATGCATGTGATCAGAACTCCAATGTGATGCATGACTCATCACAGCCGAAGGCTGGACGGCATCGGGACTCTGAATCTTTTCATTGAAATGGTCTTGACCACCAAGACGACCAGTCAAAGCCGTAAACGCGAACGTCGAGCCACTGACGAGGAAGAGCGCAAGCATCGGCGTAGCCGCCGTTAACATGCCGCCGGTCGACACCCAAGTGGCCGTCTCACTCCATAGCGTATCGAGCGCATAGAACGACGCTCCGGCCCCAAGATTCGCATCCGTAATGGCCGAGCGAGCGCCGGTCATCACGTAAAGATTCAGAATCGAGAGAATCGGAAGCCACAGCTGAATCCACGCAATCGTCAGGAAATACTTCCCGACAAGTCTCACGCCAAAAGAACCGATGGCAATCAAGAAGCCCATGATCGGCGTAATAGCATAGACAAAGCCTTCAAAGAACGCCATTAACGCACGAGAAGCACTCAGGAACATCGTTCCTTCACTAGCCCACTGCGTATTTCGCTGCACCATTGCCTGATTGACAGCGATTGCAGAGGCCATGTCCTGTTGGCTACCGTGGAACTTAAGCGCAGCTTGACCGTAGACACCCTCGATCAGAACCATCTGGATATAATCCTGCGAGCCATTCATGGTTGCATTTAAGCCCTGCATAGCGCTATCGAGCTTATCAAAATTACCCGAAATCGCTTGACCGTTTTCATCCTTCAGATGCAGATGTTGATTGATTGCCGTCTTCACGGCAGTCGACGAAATCTTCTGAAAGATCGAGTTGAGCTTTTCATAGCCCTTATTGCAACTAACCGTCTCCTTACCATTCATGCCGCCGATGGGAAGCATGACAGTATGCGCCTCGCTAGTGAACTTAAATTCATCCCCCCAGGGCGCATGATAAAGCGCAGTCGGTGTAGTGGCATTGAGCTGAATCTTCGCCATCGTGCATTCGGAGAGGTAATTGATCAGAGCCTGCTTCGAATCGCTCGGTGCGCCATTGGCACGCGGCCCCAGCTCACGATTGATCGCTGAGAAAACCAGTTCAGACTGTCCGATGTCGCGAACCTTATTGAGAATGCGAAGTGGCTCTGCGAATTGATGTTCACTCGTGCGGTCAAATGTACTGTAGCCCTGCTCCAGCATTCTCGTCACGCCATAACCGATTCCTGAAATGGCTGCGCCGGCAACCCCAACGCCCAGCGGAAGGTTGTCAACCGTTCGAACATGACCGGTATACGCATCCTCGACAACAACCGTACAAGACGGTCCGAACATACAAAGGTAGCAAAGGAAACAAAGCAAAGAATGGTGCAGATTGATGCGTTGACCGCCTTCGAAAATGCACTGAAAGCCGATAAACAAGAGGCCAATCACGAAGCCTACTGCTACCAGACGTGCAAAATCGCCCGTGCCGCAAATCATGGCGACACCGTTCAACACCATCGTTAAGAACTCGACATTGCCGAGCGAGATGATTGTGAAGTCCATGAGAATCAAAGCGCCACTCTCTCAGTGGCGCGTTTAGTGTTAATGATCACCCAGCGTGGCCTTGTCCACGCCATTCGTTGCAACAACAGCCACCTTGAGAATGTTTTTCTGCACCTCGTTGTACTGCTTGACCAGATCTGCGACGACTGGATGCTCGGCACGGTAGCTTTCATACTCCAAGGCAATCGACTTTTCGCGATCAGCAAGTTGCTGCAGAAGTTCCTTCACCTCTGCTTTGTTGCTTGTGCGAAGAGCTTGACGAACGGCCTTAATTTGATCAATCAACATCTCATTTGCCCACGTCATTGCCACGGCATAGGAGATGTCATGAGCCTGTGCAATGGCGGAGACTGCAGACGCCGTACTCAAGTTACGAACGATCACACCAATGTCTGCTGGCATATTGGACATCAGGTTATCTTCCTTGGCAGTAAACGAGTTATTCGAGGTCTGACCAAACTTCGCGATGATCCCTGCACTTGCACCATCGCCAACGAGCAGATCGTAGATACGAGTGACCATACCTACCGTTTTGACTGACTTTTCTGTCGGCTTCAAGCAGTCGTCGTCATTACATGAGTAAACCGTCACATTTCCTCCGTCCAACAGCTCCTTAAAGCCGATCTTCGGAGTCAAATATTCAGGGTTGTTGGTTGATCCGGTATCAGGATTTTGCGCATCGTCTTCTGCCTTTGGGATGACAATGCTCCCAGTTACGGACATCAGAATCTCGTACTCTTCTTTTTCGTTCGTCGACTCGGCACCCGGAGTTACCCATTTGTTCGCCTTACTCTTCTTAAGAGCATCCCAAACGATATTGCCCACAACATCCTTTGCCTTCTCCGGATTCTTTTCGTCAACTTCCTTGCCCTTGTCCGGACTATCCTTCGAGCTGAAGAAGTCATCCTTAAGACCAGTAACCGTACCTACTAAGCTGTACTGATTGTCTCGGTTCGCACCAAACGCATTGGCAACGTCAGTCACCAACCCCTGCGCCAGCTGACACGAATTACCAAGCTGTTCGTTGAGCTTTTGAATCTTGGACTGAAGATTATTGATCCAAGCCATACAGTCAGGACAAGCAATGTCCAACGCAATCTGGAAAGCGTACCCCTTGGCATTCGACGCAACTGAACGGAGCAACTGAACGAATTGGTCGGCGTTGATAAAGGAGAAGGAACCGCCGAAAAAGTCAATACCACCACAACCAGCCTTGAATGACGGCGCTTGCAGGTTGACCAATTCAGTATTCATGATCGGGCTTCTAACATATGCAGAGCCCCCCGACAAAACGCCGCGACGCTGCGTTTCGAAGACGCCAGGTCGGGAAACATTTGACATGTCGTTGAATACCGCGTCCATTTTATTCTGTAGGCCGCCGGCACTTGCCATAGGAACCGACATACTGGCCATCGTCATCGCCACAGCGACGGAAAGTAGTCTGAGTTTATTGCGTGAATTCAATTTGATCTCCGTCCTCCAACTGGCCGTGCGTCTGAGCCGCCTTGCCAAATAGAGCAATCAGTTTGGTTGGTTCAATGAAGTTCTGCTCGTCGGTGAACTTTTCCTTATCCTCATCCGACAACGCCATGACTGCTTCCGATTGTTCTTTTGAGCCGAACAAAGACGAGGGATCGGCAGCGGCTTTGAGAAGTTTCGGAAGCTCCTGACTCAAATCCGGTTGAGTATTGGGATTGATGAACGGTTGCGTTTCCTTGAGTTCTTCTTCCGTCACCCATCCTTCGCGAGCGGCAACCAACAAAATGCGCTTACGCAGATCGGCGTAAGACAGCACGGTTTGCCCTAAAGCGGAGAATTGCCCATCCTCATTCATCAAGAACATGGCTGGCGTAGCTCGCACCCCCAAGACTTGAGCCTGACCAGCATCCACTTTGGTGTTCTTGAATTGATGGCTTTGAAGCTGACCGCCGTCGATGCTAATGGCCAAAATATCGAACCCAAGTTCTTCCAGATACGCCAATAGTGGGGCTTGCCGCTCGCAATACACACAATCAGATTTGAAGAAGAAAAAGATCCCGGCCTTCTCAGAAACCTTGCGAAGCAAAGCGTCAGTGTTCTGATTAGCCGCACGATCAATGCTCGGATTCATAAAAGTAGCCAACGGACGGCGCATGCTTTCGTCGAGCAGAGCGTTACCGACCACCACCTGCTGCGCAACATCTGCGAACTTGTTAGCCCGGTCCATCGCAAATCGCTGCACAAGAAAATACGCTTGGACGTTTTCATGCGTAGGATTGTCCCAAGCACGCTCCTTGTACTTGGGAAGCATCTCCTGCACCCACTTCAAAGAGAAAGGTGCAGGCGGTTCGGCCTTCGCCTCCTTCAATGGTTCTGGCTTAGTTTCTTCCTTGGCCACTTCGGGCGGAGGAGGCGGCAATTCCTCCAATAGTTCTTCTTCAGGCACTGGATCCTGATACCAGTACCAGCCTTCAGCTCCGCTGTTGTAGAAGATGTTTGACGGATGATTGATAACGGATTCAGTCGCCGTCACGGCATAGGCCGACCCGAAACTCATCAACAAACAAGAAGTTAGAAGTGTTTTTTGAAACGCTCTGAGCATGACGCTCGTCCTCGACAAAGATTCGAGTTTGAGGTTACCGACACTTACAAGCTGGCTTGGCAGGCTTGTAAGCAAAAATGGCTTTTAAGAGCGTTTGCGGAGGCGCAAATCAATAGCGAGAAACGAGTTGAGGAGAGGCACGTTCGCCTCTGGTCTTGCGACCAGAGGCCCCCATAGACCAGAGTTTCATCCGGTTGAAACTTCATCCGACGCCACACCTTCAGCCAGAGTTTCAACTGGTTGAAACTTTCAGCCAATACCGCACCCTCGGCCAGAGTTTCATCCGGTTGAAACTTCATCCGACGCCGCACCTCC